GGGCGTGACACGACAGTTAGGAAGACTAGACCAAAACACATTATGTGTGCAAAAAGAAAATATAGGTTCTTGAAAGAGCCTATTGGTATTCTTCCCGAAATGTTAACAGATCTGCTGTCAGCAAGAAAGAACACTAAAACTCAAATGAAGGAAAAGAAGAAAGAATTAAAGCTTGTAGACGATTCCCTAAAGACAGATATTGAAACTGCTATTACAGTATTGGATAAAAGACAGTTGGCATTCAAAGTATCAGCAAATTCAGCATATGGTGCTATGGGTGTTCAGAGAGGGTATCTTCCTTTCATGCCTGGTGCAATGGTAACTACAGCCAGGGGAAGAGAAAGTATTCAAAAAGTTGCACAATATATCCCTGAAAAGTACGGCGGACAGCTTATTTACGGTGATACCGATTCAAATTACATCCATTTTCCTCATATGATTGGTAAGTCCGCGGAGGAGCTATGGGAATATTCGGAAATGGTTGCAGAAGACACTTCTAAGTTATTTCCAGCTCCTATGTGTCTTGAGTTTGAGGAAATTATATATCGAAAGTTCTTCATTATTACGAAGAAGAGGTATATGAGTTTATCATGTGGTAAAGATGGAATTGTATCTGACAAGATAGAGAAGAAGGGTGTTATTCTAGCAAGGAGAGATAATGCGAAAATTGTTAGAGATATATATGCAGAAAATATGTTGAAGGTATTTCATAAAGTTCCTATTGATCAGATTTATTATGAATTGATCGAAACATTGAATAAAATATTTTGTAGACAATTTCATCATACAGACTTTGTAATTACAAAGTCTGTAAAAGGTTATAATGAACTGGCATTGAACGATATGTATGATATAAACGATGAACCTTTTAAATCGGAAGATGTAAAAGTTGAACCATGTTTAGATAGAATGGGTAATCATAAGAAGGATAAAGATGGCGATCTAATGTGGAGAAGATCGCTTATAATGGGCGAATATAAGATAGCATTGTGGAGAAGTGAAGAAGAAAAACAACGGAAATTCAAAACTAAAAAGATAATTATACCACCCAATGCTACACCAAGTGATATGAAAAAGGCAATAACGGAATATTGTCTCAAATCTCTTCCAGCTCAAGCACAGCTTGCTGAAAAGATGAGAAATAGAGGAAAACCGATTAGCGACGGTACACGTCTAGAATATGTTATGTTAACAGATGGAACAGTTAAGAATGTGAAAGAAAAGAAGTATGATAAGATTGAATCTGTTGAATATTATAAAGATCATAGTAGTATACTAAAAATTGACTATTTATGTTATTTACAGAATCTTGCAAGTTCTTTGGATCAGGTTCTTAATGTAGTAAACATAAAGCAAGACTTTGTATTGGAACAATTTAATATACGTCTTCAAAAACTGAAGGTAATAGAAGAATTAAAAGATCTCGTTAAACCACAAGTAAATTTTCTTGGAAGTAAGATAGTAATAACTGATTAGTATCTATTTTTATTTAAGTATTCATGTATTTATAAGAAATACATGAATACTAGAAAGAGATTATACGACGAGTATAATTCATCGTCCAAAACTAAAAAACTCAAATTACAACACGTGAACGATGAACTATCTGATAGTTCATCATCCTCTTTGGAATATGTAATAGATACAGAAGAAAGATTGAGGGATACAGATTTAGAAGCTTATAAAGCATTAATAGAGGCAAAAGGTATTATAGAAAAGAATGAACCTGACATTATGAAACTTTTACGTGAAAAGTTTATTCCGACTGATCGTGCTAAATTGATTCAGTTGTATGAAATATATAAACGAACAGAACCAGATACACAAGAATCATTTGAGCTTAGAGAAAAGTTTAATTACTTGTATGAAAAAAACAAAAACGAGTACATAGATTATATAATGTTTTCTAAACAAGAACATACAGAAATGACCTCGGATATCAATAAACTTGAACTTGAGTATAATAGTATCTCTTACAAGTACAAGATACTTAAATTGAATACAAACATTAAAAATAAATCTATAATCTATCGCAAATTCAAGGAAATGGATACAATGTTGGTCGGAAGTGAAGAATACTGTAAGTTAAAAACATGGATAGATTGGTCTATATCTCTTCCATACGACACTGTTCAAAAGTATCCTTTTAAAAGTAATGAATTAACAATATTTCTCCGTAATCTTAGGAGTAGATTAGACAAAGAGTTGTACGGAATGGATAACATAAAGGAACAAATTCTGTTATTTATGAATGCACGTATTTTAAATCCTGGTATAAAAAAATGTTCATTAGGATTGGTAGGGTTACCAGGCACAGGTAAAACTAGAATCTCTAGATTATTGGCCGAGATTCTAGGATATCCGTTTGAACAGATATCTTGCGGAGGTGTAACTGGTCCTGAATTCTTCAAAGGTCATTCGTCTACTTATATTGGATCTCAGCCTGGTATGATTGTAAAATGTTTAAGAAATATGAAAAAGAAAAATGGTATTTTGTTTTTTGACGAATATGAGAAGGTTGCTAATAATGATTTGATATCTGCAGAACTTCTTAGAATAACTGATCCTGAACAAAATTCAGAGTTTAAGGATGATTATTTGTCAGAAATAGATATAGATCTTTCTGGAATATGGTTCATATATTCAATGAATTCTATTCCAACTAACTCAGCGATAAAGGATCGTATAGATATAAAACATGTCAATGGATACACAGACGAAGAAAAGATTAAAATAATACGAGATTATCTATTACCGAGGGCATTGCTTAACATTAAACGTGATAAATCAGACATTATAATTCCATATAAAATATGTTCTTTGCTAATAGATAATGTATGCTTACCGGATGATAAAGGAGTTAGAACTATAGAAAAAGCCATTATAGATATTTGTAATAAAATAAGCTTTATTATTAATCATCAATCCCTTAACGGTGGATTATCAAATTTTGATATGTCATTTGATGTAAGGGAGCGAATAGAATATCCTGTTATTATTACTAAAAACATGTTGGAAAAATTAATTGATGTATAAAATTAATTGATATATTATATTTAAGTACTTACTTAGATATATCAAATAATGGAAAAATGTATATGTTGTATATGTCACGAGGATGTCTCACAGTTAAACGATGTGGTTTTACAGTGCAATCACGTATATCATAGTTATTGTATTATGAAATGGAAAGATATAAATCCAGTATGTCCTTTATGTCGGCACAACTTAGAACCAATACGAATGTTTTCATGTGAATTTATACATCTATTTAGGGTGTTTATAACCATGTGTTATGTTATAAATTTAACCAACATAAGCGTAGATAAAGTTGAATTTATTGATTGATACAAAGATTATCGTTTATTCCTGTATTCGTTTTCATATAGATCTTTCCAGTATTTGATTGTATCTTGGGAAGATCTTTTTTCGGTTTGTATTTCTCCGTCTTTCAACCTTACTTCGTTTTTTAGATCTGAAATCTTTTCACGTGATTCGAAATTTAATTCTCGTATGTTGTCTTTATGTCTTTCTTCTGTTTCTTTCATCTTTTCCTTGTGTATTGTTTTCAATTCTTTGATTTCTTCTACTATTTTAATACGCTCTTCTTTATCGTTTTCTGTATTATCGATACATTCTTTATATTTCATTGCTAAGGTTTGCCACTGTGAAGCCTTTTTCCTTAGGCGTTCATATTTATCACGACTTACTTCCGTACTCATTTTAGGATTGTGTTGTTCTTTTTAAATGGTGTAAATTGTATACATGCATTTTATTTATGATGTTAGATACATAGATACATAGATACATACTAAATCTTATGTAGATAATTTGTGTTGATAATATTTACCTGTCATATTACTAACATTGTTGATATTAATTCTTTCACGCATAGTTGCGTATTTAGCACAATGTTCCTCAATAGAATTACATTTTAATGTACAGTTTTTATACACACATTCTGGCATTTATTATATTTATCAATATAATAAATTTTGTAAAATAGAATTAAACTAGCTTACAGATGGATAAGACTTCTTCGCACAATCACCGTCGGTTGACCCCCAGCATTGATTATAAGGAGGACGTATAGCTGCACGGAGAGAGAAACCTCCATACTGTTCTACAGAAGAAAAGTCTTTATTTGTTTGATTGTATGGTTTCGTGACAGATAATCCGCCCATGCATTTAGACATAGATATATCTTGTCTATTTTCTCTCGTTAATGTAATTTGGGAGTAATTATTTAAATTAGCATATGTTCTACTCATTTATATATGAAAATAATATTAATACGATTAATCATCTGTTTGACGTCTAAAATTTATCCAAAACCTTGCATATCTTATTAAATCTGGAGGTTCCATTCCAGCATCTGTAATATTGTTATACAAGTTAAGTTTTTTAAATATATCCTGTATACTTGACTTATCCATTTCCCGGCCACCATTGGTAGCGATATAACCAAATATATATCCAACAGGATTCGTATATTGTATATTTTTCAGAGATATTATTTTTAACAATACAGATTCAATGATTGCTTCGTCTATCTCTAAATTCCTAGAAATAGCATCAACAGTTCCAGAAAATCTCTCAATAGGGTTTTTATATTCACGTCCAATAGCTTGTCTCAAAGACGATAAACCTCCTTCTGCTAACAAATCACTAAATTGATCAATTGTTCTTTTCATTACTACCCTACCACCTTCACCATATGCACCCATTTCAGTTTGAAATTCTGGGCCATCTTCGGTATATTCTCCGTATTCTTCTTGTTGTATAAAATCCTGTTGATAATCACCATCTTCCTCTAAAGAATCACCACCTATACTATAATCTTCTTCGAAACCATCCTCGAACCCATTTCTTAATTCTATATCGTAATCTTCGACATAATCTTTGTAATTTTCCATATCATCCATCTTTACTATATGATATAATAGTTTCTTTTAATCTTGAATTGATTTTATCATTAAAATCGCAATAAATAACAAATGCTTAATATTATTGTTGCAGTGTCAAAACAAATTAACGGAAAACTTGGTATAGGGAATGGAAATAGGATGGCATGGAAAAGTAAAGAAGAATTAAATATGTTCAAAGAGAAGACTATGGGATGTGTATTGATCATGGGTAGATCAACAATTGAAGATCTACCTATTCTAACAGGCAGAGACATATATTGTTTATCTAAAAACAATAGTAATTTTGATCGTATTGATACTATAGGTAAAAACTCTGTTAGAATATTCAATAGCATCCTTGATGCTATTAGAGATGCCAAGGAAACTTATCCGAACAAGAAAATATTCATTGCTGGAGGTGAACAGATTTATGATCTTGTTATGTCTGAATATATAAAATATGTTAACGAGATTCATATATCGTATATGAAAACAGAGTACAAGTGCAATAAATTTTTTAAGTTTGTACCCAATCACACCAACACACTATGTCTCTCTTGTTATGATAGAACAGATTTTACATCATATATACTAACACCGATTGCTAATTCTGTTAACAGAGAAGAAAGCAACTATCTATCAACCCTTGAATACATTTCCAACCACGGAGAAACACGTGAGAGTAGAAATGGAAAAGTAGACTCTAGTTTTTCTACCGTACGTCTTCGTTTTAATTTGGAAAACAACGTATTCCCATTGCTTACAACAAAGAAGATGTTCTTTCGTGGAATAGTCGAAGAACTGTTGTTCTTCATTAGAGGAGAAACAAACTCCAAACTATTAGAAGAAAAGGGTATTAACATATGGAAAAGTAATACATCAAAAGAATTCATTAAACAGAATGGATTGAATTACGAAGAAGGAGAAATGGGTCCAATGTACGGGTATCAATGGAGACATTTTAACGGAAAACTAGATCAACTTGAAAAGGTAATCTATCAAATAAAGAACGATCCGCAATCTAGACGTATATTGCTAACGGATTATAATCCCCTACAGGCTGACCAAGGAGTTCTATATCCGTGTCATAGCATTATTATTCAATTCTACGTATCAAATAATTATCTTGATATGAAGGTATTCAATCGTAGTAGTGATTGTTTTTTAGGACTTCCATTCAATATCACATCTTCTTCTTTGTTCTTAATATTGATAGCAAAAGTGTGTAATCTTAAACCCAGAAATATGTATATTGATTTGGGTGATGCTCATATATATGAACAACATGTAAAACAAGTAACCGAACAATGTTCGAGGATTCCGTACGAGTTTCCGAAACTAAAAGTAGATAAAAAACTTATTAGTATTACAGATATCGAGAGACTTAAGTTTGAAGATTTCCTATTGGAAGACTATAAACACTATAGTTCTATAAAGGCTGAAATGATTGCATAAATTTAACATTTACCCTGTTTTATCTGACTTTCTAAATAATGTATATGTACTGACATAACATGATTATTTACAGCAGAAAGCCAATTATTTGTAAACGTATGATTTTCTCCACAATTTTCATAAAAATAAGGTCTATTTGTTTCTTTCAGATTAGGAGATACTGCAAAAGGCAATGTTGGAACAATATCACTAGTGTTATAAATATGATATAGTCTACTATTTTCATCCCTATCTACTAAATCAGAGAATGCTTTATCTCCTACACGTGGGGATGCAAATTTATATGATACAGGTTTATAACCTTGATTATATAAATCTGCTGCTGTTATTGCCGTTATTGCCCCTCCAAGACTATGTCCAGTGATTGTGATATTTTTGTGATTGGTTTTATTTAAGACGTCAATAAGTTTTTCTCTAAATTGCATATACACATTTATAAAACCCGTGTGAACTCTAGGCGATGGAGTATCTTTAACGGAATATTTTGAACGTAGAAAGTCTGCCTTTTGTTGATATATTGGTTTATTCTGTCCGGGTAAACCCGATTGGTTATAAGTAAAGTCATCTTTCCAATCATTTATATCAGAAGTACCTCTATAAGCAATCCATATGTTATTATTTTTATCTAATAATACCATACCAAACATTAAGTCGATATTGTCTTCATACAATTCTAATATTATATTAGTGTCTTTAGGAGCAATAACTTTAGTTCCTTTATAATTTGAAGGAGTTTCTATTCTTACTATAAGATCTGCACAATATCTTGCAAAACAGTGATTGTATGTGATTGGAATTTTATCTGGTAGATCCAATTCCACTGCTTTTGAAGTGCACCAAATCTTACCACAATGTAATTTATTTGTTAAAGCATTGTTAACAGAATCTGTCATATTTTTGAAGTATATTACTGTCATTGATATAAATATAACTGATAGAGATATAAATCCTATTATCAGTATACATAAAAGTATAGATAAAATAACTTGGTCAAATGTCATTACTCTTTTATATTCCAGTAATATAAAAGATGAAAAATCTAGATATCTAGAACTCTTTTCAATAATAGTATACAAATTATTGATAAAATTACAATAACGATAATATATACTGTATTATCGTTATTGTAGAATTTACTACATATATGACAATCTTTAATATGTTCGGATATTTCTAAACACGACAGTTTGGAAGAATTAGACATATGTTCAAAATAGTCTGCATGTTCTTGTTCCGAAGGCATCTGTTGATGCATCTGTTGAGGCATCTGTTGATGCATCTGTTGATGCATCTGTTGAGGCATCTGTTGATGCATCTGTTGAGGCACGTTAACAACATTTTGATTTACAGGATAAACCGGGTTCATCATAGACATTCCTGATTCAGGAAGTGCCATGTGTGGATGTCTTAACTTTGATTTTAATTGTTGATGACCTGGAGGTAATATTGATCTATCGTATGGTTTATCATACATTGAATTAGAAGACGCGTATTGGTCATTTCCTGTATTTGGACCCATTCCATTGTGTTTCATTCCGCCTATAGCGTCAATATCGGGTAATTCATCTATATAAGTAACTGTTCTGGGATTGTTGTATTGATATTGTTGATCCATTTATTGATAAAAAATAAAAAGTTAGACGAATAATACTTCATCTGCAGATATTTCTTTATTATTTACAACAAGTTCGTAAGCTTGAATTAAATAAGGATTTTTCATGGAATTAACCTTCCATAAAAGTATATCTTCGAATTTACTTAAAGATTCATCGATAACACTTTCATCTTTAATAATCTTCTTAGGTTTAAATACTACCTTCACACCCTTATCAGTAAGATCCCTGTATTTCTTGGTCTTTTTTAAAGCTTTAAATTCTTCATAGACACCTGATACTGTTACTTTAATTTTATCGTTGTTTTCATCTGGAGGTGTATAATCGTTGAGTTCATCTACATCCATATATACTATCTTTTTACGGGGTAGATCTAAATTAACTTCTTCGAGAGAATAACCTTCATTGTCGTCATCGTACAATGTAATAATGGGTATAATATTCTTTTCACTCTCTCCAAAAGCATGTTGCATAGCAGATCCAGGATAATAAATATTTTCTTGAGGTGTTTGATTGGAGTGAATATGTCCAGAAATAACATGCGGATAATCTATAGGCCATTTATCTCCTTCCATAGATATGATAGCCCCCATTTTACACCCATAAAATTCTTGGTGTGCGAATATTATGTCTGCATTTATATAATCTTCGTCTGTGTATGTTTTTAATGCTTCTTGGAATCTACCATTAGGTACATAAGGAACAAGAAATATTGTATGATGTTTTATTTTTACAATAGTGGTTTTATCAACAATAATTACATTTTCCCATTCTTTCATTCCATTCATCCAATGGTTTTTAGTAAGAAACTGCATATTATTTTCCATGTCATGATTACCTACAAGAACGTATGTCAGTGTTATTTCTCTAAGTTTTTCTATGAGTTCGTATGCCTTATTTAGCGGAGTAGTATGTAAACGTTCATGAGTGTGAAGTATGTCTCCCAGTACAATTATAATGTCGGGAGATGTTTTCTCAGCAAGTTCTGTTAATTTTTTAACGAATAGATCAAACTCTGGAATATTATCTATCTTTATGTGCGGATCTCCGACTGCTAGTATCTTTGTCATGTTATAATTATTATAACATGACATATATTTATATCAATTTAGTATTTGGAATACTTACTCTATTCATTTTTCACGGGTTGTGGAAGTAGCATTGGTGAAACGTTTATATTGTTCTGTGTTTCTTCATTGTCTACAGGTGTATTCTGAGGTGTTACTCCTGTAAATTTTGGAGTAACATGTTGACGTTTGGAGTGTTCTTCTTTTTGTTTTGCTGAATCGATTTTGTAACTTCTGATCATATGGTTAAGATCGGAAGGTGTTTGTTCGTTAAGAACGTCAATTACCTTATTCTCATTCACACGATTATTGGGACGATCAGAACAATGCCAGTCATGACATGTACGAATAACTTTATATTCCTTTACAGGAACTCTTACGTGTTTGTGATGTACATGTCTTGCAATATATGACCTGTGAATATATTGAGCAATTTTATATAGAATGTTTTCGTATTCGTCAAATTCATTTCCAAATTCTGGATAAAGTGTATATAGACCGTTTGTAAGTCTTTGGTTCATACGTACTTGAAGATATCTGAATTTAATACTTGGGACATTTGCACGAACACGGAACAAATCTTGGTATTCCTTATTCAGAATCTTTATTTGTGTGTTTTTTGGACAAAATACTATAATACCTTGATGATTCTTTACATCCATTTTATTAACATGCGAACAAAGTTCTTCGACATTACGAATTTCCTTTTTCTCTGATGGGTGTTCAATTCCTACATTATCGTCAAGATCTAGTTTTCCATCTATGAAAGTCCCAACGTGGTATACCTTTGGTATATCAGATGCTAGACATACAATACGGTTTTCGGTAATGTTACGAACATGAAACATGTATTGATGGTCTTTGTTCAAAATTGAACAAAAACGCTCAATTATGCTTTCACCTTCATCTGGCAGGGATTGTTTAAAAGAATCATTATGTTCTTCTTCGTTGAGAGCGCGTTCGAATATAGACCCAAACGATTCTTTTGATGCCCACTTACTTCTAAAAGCGTCCAATTTACGATGAGTGGACAAGTACCACTTATTATTAAACCAAAATACTCGAATCAATGCTCCTTCATATGACTCAAAAAATCTACAATTACTAAAATCGGGTATAACTTTCGAAATATTTTCATTCTCTGTGTGATTATACTCTGGTGTAAATGGAAATCCTTCCAAAACAATATCATTTCCTTTAAAAACTACTCCCCTACATTTTTGTACAGTACGATCGTCTTCTGAATTACAATTAACATAAGAAAATAGATCAAGATTATTTTCATCATCATGATCAGACAGACGTATCTGTTCTGTATTAGCTTCTACAATAGACCGATTAAACACTGATTCTGAAGTTTTTTGTTGGGTATTTATAGTTTCATTTGATCCTTTATCGGATTCATTTTCGATTGAGACTGTTTGTGGTGTTGAGTTTACCACAGTCTCTTTAATGTCAGTAATAGGTTGTGTTTCCATCTAGTTTTATTATATCACAGATATCTTTAAGTAGATTCATTTTAAAATTTCTAACATGTTAAGACGTAACTATGTATATTATCTGCCTTCAAAATATTCTTTGGTATTTTGATAACCATGTGAGAACATATTCATTCTATCTGAGGTTGATACATTGAAATTGAAGAATCCTATCGATGGATATCCAAATCTAATTATCGTAGTTCTGTCAGTGGCCTGTGATATTTTATATTCAATTAGTTGATTGATGGCTATAAATGTTCTACGGTATACTCGTTCAGTAAAATGTTCGTTTTGTTTAATACTCGACTTATCCTTTTTAGCTACCAAGAACGCCAATACTCGAGTTCCTTCTTTTTCTCCGAGTTGTATTGGGAAATTATCTCCGATTCCACCATCTATATAGTGTTTCCCTTCGTAATTAAAGTTTTCGAATATTTCAGGGATACTACATGACATTCTTATTGCTATAAGACATGGTAGATTTGGATTGTTTATATATGAAATATATTCAGTCTTCGAATCTGTGTCATTGTATGTAGTACAAATCAATTTTTTACCGAAATTCGTATATAACTCTTTCAATGTTATGAGACGACCTATCTTACTTATTGTAAGTTTTTCTAAAATATCCTGTATCACGAGAAAAGATGTTCCGCCAAACCCATTATACATATTAACTACATCCAAAGACCTAAGTTTGTCAAAAATTTCAGAATGTGTAGAAAGATAAACCATAACCTCCATAGGCGTATAACCTATACACAAAAGATAACTTAATATCGATCCTACGGAAGTACCAATACACGTTTTAATATGTTTAAGATATAAATTTTCATATACATATTGTAACCCTCCTAATATGATAAATCCTTTTATAGCACCTCCTGATAATACTAGAGTGTCGTAGTCTGGAATTTTGTCTACAGATTGGTTATATTCTTCTGGAGGAGGAATTCTTACGATATTGTCTCTTTCTTCTACTTCTCCTGTTCTTTCCGTTTCCATTTATTTAACATATTAAATGGAAATCTTTAAATTAAAATACATGTTCATGCTAATAGCTTAGATACATAACTACAATTTACTCTAGAAGAGTCTTTTAATGGTTTATATTTTGATGGAAATACTCTGAACTTAAAAAGTATGCTGTCTAAATTATCTGCGTGCTTATATCCAATTAATAGTATATTGTGTTTATGATCAGACCTGTATAAATTATTTAATACCATAAAATCAGTTACTTTCGACCAGAATACACGGAAAATATCTATCATTGTGTAAGAAAAAGCTTCTCCTTTATTTGTGACACCCTTAATTGTTTTTTGGTGTTCGAGATAATCTCCGACTGTAGTTTTTTCAGATACTTGTATCATATAATCAACTGTTTTTAAAAATGTTGTATTTATTAATCTATAATCTTCCTCCAATTGGGATAAAAATTGTTCGAGATACTCAATTTGATTCGTTGTAAGTAATTCATACGATATCATTCCCTTAAGATTATCAATAGCTTTAGGCATCGTTATATAAAAATACGACATTACATCTATTAGATTTCTACGACCTAATTCTGCATTACCGGTGTAAAGTTCTGACGGTCTAATAAAATCAGGCCTTATATCAATACCTGATATTGTTGTTTTTATTTTATTGTCAATAACTTGTTGTATTATTGAATTAAGATTTGAAGACGTATATTCTCTTGCACCGAATCCTCCCGGAGGTATTTCTAGCATTAAATTTGTACCGTCTGATATTTTTCTAATATATTCTGGCACAGTTATTTTAGGATTTGGACAGTCGTTTTTAAGCACTTCATAGTCTTCTTGGTGAGACTCTCCTATGATAGTTAGTATTTTATTCTCGTCTTTCGGAGTTTTGTCTGGCATTGAATATTGAGATATACTCATAGCTCCCAATACATACAAATTATTTATTCGTGTACTCATATTTATTATATATGTATATGTTTTAATACCCTAATTTGTTATATTAAATAGATAAGTTGTAAATTATAATTGTTATTATCTTATTTATATTATGCATGTACTTCGATTATGAATTATCTCGTAAAAATAAGTTATAAATCTTCCGCAACAAACGCTAGATATTTAAACGCTTGTAGCTGTACAATGGTATCAGCTATATCATCTAATTTAGCCCTTCTCACTCCCTTTTTACGTTTTTTCTTTTCAAAAATATCTAAGTGTTCATGATCTTCACGTAGTTCGAGTATTTCCTTCGCCTTACTAATTGCCCAGTTTTTACGCTCTTTGTCTCCCATTGTCTTCCATTTAATCTTACCAGATTTTGTTACTCCATTTGATTTACGTTCAGCTCCTAAAACATTAGTCTTGTGGTAAGAAGGAAACTCTATTATACTTTTAAACCGTTTGTAGTTAATAGCGAAGTAAGAGAAACAATGCTGTCCAAGTTTCACTGCCATCGAATTGGATTTGCCTCTGAAATTCATTTGTTGTTCGATAATAAATGCGGAACATTGATTCCAGTATTGTATATATTCATCTAATAGATCAGTCATGTTATGACAATATTCCGGATCATAATATACACTCTTTTCTATATCTCCTGTTAAATCGGAATTCTTTAGGACAATTATTTTACCATTCCTGTAAATAACGTCGAGATCATTCGCCATCTTATTCGTGGGTGTATAGTTATCTTGATACCTATTGTTTAGAGGAAGTTTTTCAATTTTATCAAGTATATTAGAATCAAATTCTTCTATACAAAAAGCGAAGTTTTTTTTCCTACATCAAAACTAGCGATCCATGTTTTATTGTCTGGTTTATTTGGAGCTGTGTTAATCATTTATACGTTGATTTGTTTGTTTAGATACTAAACAAATCAATATTTATGATGTAAATGGAGATTTTATACGACTATTGGAGTCTGTACGAGTAGGAGAATCCATATTTAACATGGGTGGATTATTATTATCTATAGAAGAATAAAAAGTAGGTGTCAGAGGTTCGTTCATATGATCTGCGCCTTCTGGAAAGAATATAGATAACCTGGGTTCTATTTCTGCATTTATTTCAGTAATCAGTATCTTTGTTTGAGAAATGAATCTATCATTGCCGGTATATGTAAGTTGTAAATTATTAATACCTATGATTGCTTTGCATAATAGTTTAAAAATATGTCTTACCTTAGAATACAATTTATTGTATTCGTTCGTTTGTTCTTTATATCTTATCATGTCCGCCTCACAAAGTCTTATAATATTAATTGTTTTTCTAATAGTAGAATCACAAAAAGATAATGTATTATCCTTATTATCTATATGCCAAAATGTTCTTGAAAAAGAAGTGACTATACCGTCATTCTGTAAAAAACGATGACGTACATTGATTTTTTGACCGGTATTTATTCGTGATATGAACTCTAAGTCTATAAGTGTATCCCTTTCAGAGTCTGGAGTGATATTAAAACTATTATAGTCCTTAAATAATGAAACTATTTTACTAACTCTAGAGTGCATGTCTTTATTATAAAAATCTTTTCCATAAATCGAATAAAAAGATAACTATAATAAATGACAAATAAGTTTGAAAAGACTTATCTTATATTACTTGTTGTGCTCCTCATTGTCTGTATCATTCTTACAATGTTTGTGTGTCAAAGAAACAATGAAGGTTATAATAAGGACGTAAAAATTAATATTATTCAGACAGAGGGGGATATAAAATCTTTTCAACGTAAAATAGACAATGTATTTAAAACTCTAGACGATGACACCGCGACATATTCTACGTATTCACTTGAATCTAATCTCAATCAGTCACTTATGTCACCAAATGATTGGGTAAAATTGGGAGATTATATTAATTCTGTTTATGATATATATGATTCTTTTATTATTATTCATCCTGATAGCACATTGACATACAGTGCATCAGCGCTGTCTTATATGTTAGAAAACATATCTAAACCTGTCATCCTTACTTCTTCGTCTATATTAAATAATGATGCAGATATTCTTACTAGTCTCAGATACGCATGTGAATTGAAAATACCGGAGGTTGTTATAATGTCTGATAATAAAATACATAGAGGGTGTTGCTCGTACAAGATAAATACCGATTCTTTTACTTCAATCGGTATTGAACCTTTGGCTATATCAAAAACTAATATTGAAGTAAATAAAGGTATTATATTGAAAATTCCCACTGTCCGGATGATATATAAACCATTTAACACACAAATACATGTAGTAGTTATTAAGTTATTTCCCGGTATTACAGGAGATTACATTAATAAAACTCTTGGTAATTATCCTATTCAGGGTATCGTATTTGAGTTAATTGGTAACGGGGAATCTCCGTCAGACGAATCATTTTTAAATGCTATTGATAATCTTTACAAGAAAAAGATTCTAATGATTGGAATACCACAACTAACTAATGATAAATTAAAGGACTTCAAAATAAGTAACAATATAGAAAAAAGAGGTATCGTTAATGGATACAGTATGACTGTAGAATCTGCAGTGTGTAAATTGTATTATATTATTTCAAATACAAGTAAATTTGAAGATGCTATGTCATTAGTATCAATTCCACTACGGGGAGAGATAAATAAATAGATTTGATCATATTTCAATTATTACATGCATGTAATAATTGAAATATATTAATTATGTATTATTTTTTGTATTGTATTTGTTCTCCAAATAAATCTATGTGATATTGGTTCGCTATTTTCCAATTTTCTTCGTAGTATAATTCGTATAAATTATCTTTTATAACACTTGTCATTTCTGGGATGGCTTTTATAAACCCCTTCATATTCTTAAGATATTTAAACAAACAATGACGACGTTCTATCCTTTCATGTACGTGTATATCTTCGTTAATATTTGATATCATGTCATTAATTTCTAACATATATCCATTAAAACGTAGATATTCTGTTCTCGATCTAGTCAATGGAGGTAGTTGGTATATTGGTGTTTTACATATTGGACATGGTATACTATAATTATATAATAATATTAAACCATATGGCACGGTTAAACAACAAATATCAGTATTATTTTTGAGTATATATTTTCCCCAGCATGAAAAATGCGCACAACACGTGCATGTATGACATACCTTATTATTTGACGGATTTAAACATATAAAGCAGTCATTCGATTTCATCTTTTTATTATTATCATCATGATTTAAACTTGTTTATAAAGTCTTGTATATCATCTTTGCTAATATCTGAGAACAGTAACTTAGGAACATCGTGACAATTATATTCTCTTATATAATCGTTAAATCTGTTTTTCTGAGTTGCATCATCAGTTCTAATATCTATCTTATCATTATCTGTAGGTGCCAATTGTGCTTTTTCTTTTACTATATCAATAAGAATTTTTCTACATTTATTTTGATCATGAAGAATAATGATATTTTCAGCAAGTTGTTCCAATTCATTTCCTGCTAAAGAGTATATATCTTCACAATCTGATCTATAATTGTTATCCCTAAACATATCACGATATATTTTTCTGTACAAGTCAATGCAATACGGTAATAACTCTGTACACATGGCTATAGTTATATTCTCTAAACGACAGTCCATTTTCCAGCATCGTTTTTCCCCGTTTATTTTTTCAAGATAATAATAACTATATGGATCTTTGTTTGCAGAATTAGGTATATTTATATAGACTAGATTATGGAACCCATATCTATTAAACAAATAACATTCTATACACTTTTTTACAGTGAATAGAACAATATTATAGTTGTGGAACCTTTTGAATCTGCGCTTGTATCGTTTGTATTCTTTTGGGAATATTGTACATACTTCCAATGATAATTTCAATATACCTATATCCTCGCTATCTATATTTGTTTCGTAATACTTACCGTATTGAGTTAATCTCATTTCAAGAGGCGTTAAACTATCGCTAATAATTTTATTCACCTTCTTTTGGTCGTAACTTTTTGTTTTAAATATTAGAGACAGTTTACTTATGTGATCATGTATTAGATCTTGGTATTCTTTGATATTAAGCCATCCTAACATTTTATAGCGTATTTCTTTTATATATACCAATTCTTTTGTGTACGTACGTGTTGATTTTATTTTTTTGAATATTGATAATATTTCAGCATAACATTCCTTAATATTAACAGGTTCAAACTTGGATTTAACCAGCTCATTTACTTCTTCATCAACTATTACAACTTTTGCTTGTATCTCTCCTTGGTCAATTTCTTCGGATAAATCTATACAATTAATACTTCGGAATACTTCTTTTCTTTTTGAAACTTCCACAACCTCTTCTTCTATTATTTTAACATCCTTATGCAAATACACAGGTAAAGAACATCCCTTTATGTCATATACATGAACAGAGTCTTTTTCTTCGTTTAAAATTTCAGATACAGATATATCTGTCTTTTGATCTATAATATGAGAAAAAATCCTCGTTTTCATACGTTCGATACCTAATAAAAGATTTAGATCTGTTATATTATTGTTTTGTTTTTCTACGCTCTTTTCCAATCGTCTTATTTTACGTTGAAGAAATTTTTTCTCTGTGTTCAGACGTTCTATCTCTTCATTGTCGCTCTCATCTATGTATGACATGCCACTGTAGTTTTGTATTGAGTATGTTGAACGAATCATTTTATTTTTATAAGTATATTCATAACCCGTTAATAAATATGGTAATAAACGAATTATTCTCAACACTTGAAACACATTTTAACACATCAACTGATATAATTCCTGTCATACAAATTTTAAGAGGAACTGATATATCCGTATCCGACATATGTTCTGACAATACCATTACTAATACTGATATGATATTTATTAATGATATCTTTAAAGTATGTATTATAACATGGCCAACAAATGTAATTGTAAAACATATTTTAGACAACAATTGTGTATTTAAAATTTTAAAAGGGGAAATGAACGAATCTATAAAATCAAATCATACCAGTCATATATTAGAGCACGTATTCAACACTGGATATACCGGATATATGCCTATAGGAGTTTCATATATCAGTACAAAATATGAAACAGTGTCAATACATATATATTCTTTCTGATATATTGTCGTACATGAATATTGATAGTATAAATACTATTTACTATTTTTAAAGATTGTATTACTTTAAAATAAATGATTTGCGATGTCAGAAAAATCTAGTTATCACAATGAAGGTGATAACAAATTCTGTGATAAACATTCTACGTATTATGTCCAGATGGAAAAGTAATGCGATTTTGTCCAGGAGGTAAAAAGACCAATTTGTGTACACGAGGGAACAAACTAGGCGAGAATCACCCAACCGGTTTGTGTCCTCCTGGTCAGTATTTGCATAGATATGCAAATGATAAACAAGTTTGTGCTTATCCTGGAACAAACTGTGAAAAGGTGTTCATCTTCTCCGTATTAACTTTGTATAATAATATATTAAACCTATTTAAAATTATCATCACAGAGATTAAATGTCAGCAGATGAACTTAATCTTATTACTTTCAACGCGATATCAAAATTCGTTAGTCAACTTGGGGAATTATATGGTAGTAAAAAAACACAAAGATCTCTGTCCTTGTATAGACGTTTACTCAAGAAAACAACTATTTTCAATGAAAAGCCGATACAAAAACATATCAACGCATTTAGAATGTTTTGTATAAAAAATAGAGAAACTATTCAACGGAAAGATTCAAATAATTTAATCAAAGATACTATTAAGTACTCTGAAACTGCGTATATCAATATGAGAACAGTGTTCGATCTTGTTGACGCGGAAGATGATAAAAATGAATCAAAACAAATTAAGGAAAGTATATGGAATCATATTCTCACGATCAGTGCATTGGTTGACCCTGCTGGAAAAGCCAAAGAAATTCTAAAAGAAAGCTCTAAAAACTCTTCAGTTAACGATGGACAAGAAGTTAACTTTATCGCTAGTATAATTGATAAAGTTGAGAAAAATGTTGATCCAAACTCAAATCCAATGGAGGCAGTAGGATCAATAATGCAATCAGGTATATTTACAGATCTTATTTCTGACATGAATCAAGGCCTGCAAACAGGCAATCTTGATATTGGCAAATTAATGGGAGCTGTAACAGGAATGGTTTCAACTATGGGTAATCAGTCTAATCCAGATCAGAGCGACCAACAACCTGATGAAGCAATGAATATGATTACTAGTATGATGGGAAATATAATGTCAGGAATGCCACCTCCTGGACCTCCTGGACCTCCTGGACCTGTGGACAATTCTTTCAGTATTCCAGCAAGTACTCAATCTGGTAAATCTATTATCAATGATATTGATGACGATGAATAATGTAATTATAATGTTCGCATGGATAAAAGATAATGGTTGCAGGTTCATTAATATTATTCAAAAAATATCAATTCATATTTTTATACATGTATAAAAATATGAACTGATATGAACCCATATGGTTTGAATTAAACAAAATAACTTATATCAAATCTTCTACAAATATAGATTCGCAACAGAATTTATTCAAAATGTCAAATAATTCTTTATCCATACCCTTACCTTCAAGTACTTTAATGTCTTCGCAGTTAACAAAACAATGTACAAGATAACTGTGTCCAGGAGACGCCCAAAATTTATTATTCTCACTAATCATAAATCCTTCATATGGGTTTTCATCTGGTGTCCACTCATATATATTTTCAATCGAGAATATTAAACGATCTTCTCCGAATCCTCCGCTGTTATCATACAGGTAAATCTTATCCACGACATGCAACAATTTAATAATATTTTTCTGAGCCTTTTCGGCATCATCGATAATTTGCGATGCAGGAGCTGCTTCTTGTCCAAAACATTGTTCTCTCCACTGTGCTCTATCAAGAAGACCGGATCCATCTGCAAGACTACCTGGTGGACACATAGTTTTCAACTCTTCTGGAGTTCTAAATCCAGGACTACCGTTAATTTTTGAATATATTGGAACCCATGGATATAAAATAACGGTATCATAGTTTTGTCTTTGTATTCTTTTAACTTCTCTCACTGTCCATGCAATCGTTTTGCCTGTTGTTTCCCATGCAATATTAAACCTGTTTAATATTGCTGTGTTCAATAATGCAGTTGAAATACTGTCAGCAGATCTACGAGTTTCCCAATAAAGACTTTGCATTTCTTGTTTGGATGCTCCTTTTGCTATCAATTTATCTCTTTGTTCCTCATAACCTGGTGTTGATGATACTATTTCGTCGACTATTACGTTAATTAGTGTGTTGGGATCTATATTATCTTTCTCCAATACTTTTTTCATTATACCTCCCTTTCCTGACGCAGGAGGTCCATATGTAATATAAAATACAGGAGATTGTTGCGATGATTTATTATCTAATTCTTTTTCAATATACTGAATGTTGCTTTGAACCATTTATTAAACTATATTGTTTTTTATTAAAATTTTTTTATTTGAAAAAGATACATTCTTTTTATTTTTAGTTGCATTGCAATAACGAAGGTTATTTTTTTTATCAGCACATCTATTTTTACAATTATCGTATGATTTATACTCTCCATCTAAAACCTTTTCACAGTCTCCTTCTATACACTCCCATCCGTCTATTTGGGCGTCATTTCTAAGATATGACCAATATATTAAAAATATACATATTCCTATAATAATAGGAGTGATTATCCATAGTATCTGTAACATTTATTACACAATGGTAAAAAATATAAAACATTAATTGTAGAAAATACTACAATGATATAATCAATGGTTGGTAATATCTATATAATATTGTATATAATATTGGTATCAAAATAAGTAATAGGACAATTATTGTCCATGTTGGAGACATCATGACTACCATAATGATATATACTATAGCTAAAAATGTCAAAAATGTCATAGAATGATAAAACGGATATTCACATTTATAATATCCCAATCTCTTCATATTACTAGTTATTGAAAACCATTCGTATACTAATCTGTATCTAGCAGATAAAGCTTGTATACGATTGTAAGTTGTAACCCTAATCAAATCAAGAGCATTGTAAGACAATACAATTCTATCTATCTGTTTCATACCAAGATATCCTCCAATTTGATGATCGTCGTTATCAATCAGGTATGGTATATCTATATAGTCTAATATGTCTTTATCTATCATCCATCTACGAAACATTACAGTAGTAGTTCCTTGTAACCAATCCACTTTGGTGTCTCGTTTACTTTGGAAGATGTAATGTATATAAAAGGGAAAAGTTCCAGCGATTCCTCCTGAAAACCCTATACACGATTTAGGATATTTTTTTGCACCCTGTTCAAGTAAACTTACAATATTATTTTTAATATAACTATCGTCGTCGAAGGTAATTATACATGTGTCTGGGTCTTTTTCTATTTCCAAAACAGGGACTAACTTTGTAATAGGTCCATAATCATTTTCGCATCGATTTATTATGACATTATATTCTTGTAGAAAGTTATCAGGTATATCATATGTTTGTCCCTTTCTTGTTTTATATGGTATATGGAGATAGAATGCGTCCAATTGTCTAGTTTGTTTCATAATAGACCGAATAACAAGTTCAATATATTGGAGTCTGCCAGGTAGTGTAGTCATTGATCCAACAATTCTCATGTTTCTATATACATTTGATGTTTTTAAATAGTAACAGTATTTAAAAACTACTATATTGTAGTAAATGAATACTGTAAAATTAGTATGTGTAATATTGTTGTTATCAGCCGCGTGCATTAATTCAGTTGTTTACTGTACAACAACCGAGAAAACAAACTCTCTAGCTGTAATAATATCATTTATATTATTAATAATTATAATATCTATCATCCCTGTTAGTTTTATATTTAAGACATTGTTACTCACAATACCTATATATATCTATTACAGAAATATATGTTTAACCGCAAACCTTATATATATATGTTATAAATGGAACATAAAGCATCCTGCAACTTCTAGGATAAACGATGTAGGTCTAAGAAACGATATTTTACACACGTATAAACAATACTTTACTATAATAGATAATTTTAAATATATTCCACTTAGACCAACTATATTTGTAGCAAACTATTGTATTGATCGAATCGAGAACGTGTTATGTATGTCAATACCGGTAAAATTGTCAGTAGTTATGCGAGATATTTTTAAGAATCCTTTAACTATATTTGGTAATAGTATAACTAGTCCTATTTATATTGAAGAAAATAGATCGTATGATTATCTACACGAGCAGATCAAAAATCATCACGAACAATGTAGATATATTTTTGTCTATGTAACTAAGGGACATTATAATTCGTACTCTAACAAGACAATAGGAAAAGTAAGTACTGGTATATTTAATATAGCTAAATCATTGAATATATCAGTGACACCAATATGTATGGATCGTGTGGAGTATGATAATGTTGGAAGATTGAAATATCAAAATTTTGAAATCCACGTGGGCAAAGAAATGCAGATTACAAATATACAATCAGATATACTTGCTGTTAAAAAGTTCTTTAAACAAACGTTACATCGTTTTGAACAACAAAAATACATTAATATATATAATTAATTGTATTTATTGTATATAGTATACAGTAAAAATATTATTCCCATCGCTATAAATATATACTTGAATGTGTTTTTATACCTGTATACAATAAACATTCTCTTTTTGACCTTCTCATCTAACCAACTGTCTTCATAATGATGTATAGCATATGTTTTAGGAGATATATTTATATTCTTAGAATTGTTATATTCTTTATATGTAGCAAAGTCTGTCGACATCCAATTTTTAGGATATAAATAAATAGGACTTAATATTTTTATATCTTTTCTATCATACATATTATTTATTGATAAAAAGTTTGTAAACGCTATTGGTCCAGTAGTCATACCTACCATACACATTGCTCCGAAAATATACTTATATAAATTATCTATAATACTATCTCTACTATATTTTATATAATACATCATATCTTTCCATATATGATGATTCTTAACAGTCGCTATAAATGCTATTTCTACAATGGAACCTAGAACTTCTTCTTTAACTGAACCTAGGACTATATCTCTGTTACATAACAGCATATCTATAGGTTTTATACATTCAAAATCTAAATCTACATACAATCCACCGTATTTATATAGGATGCAATATCGTGCAAAATCTACTCTCATCATAAAATGACCAAATCCCTTATACATTTCATAAAACTCTGGAAAATCTGTACGAACTAGGTTGTCATTATCCTCATCTGTCCAGAGTTTATATTCATAATCTGGATGTTTATCTTTCCACGAATCGATGAATTTTTGGTATTTTTTGGGAGGTTTATTGTCTTTCCAAGTCTGATGAATAATTTTACATATGTTAGTGTTTAGCATTACTTTAATATATTATATGTTAAAAAAGAGTTATCCAATATTTAAATATTATTTGATAGTATGTATACTATCAAATTACATACAATTACATACAATTACATATAATCATCTCCACAATTATCTACTGAACGGATGACATGACCCCCAACATAGTTTGTTGTTACATTTTTAAATGTTGTGTTATTTGATATAGGTTTAACGGTGTCACTTCCTGAGATAGTTGAACCATTCAAATAATTCGCTTCTGCGGGATTTACAAATTTACTTGTGACTTGCATTTTAAAAGACATTTATGTTAAAGCAATATAACTTTAGATGATTTTATTTTTTTTGTCACAAACTTATACCAAAATTAAAATATATACAGTAATGATAAATGACTTCTTCTTATCCCTATAACGAATCACGAAATTATACTTTCATGTTCGACCCGCAAGACTTAAGAGGACCTTTAACTAAAGTCTTAGGATGTCACAATAATATACTTGAATATCTTAAGAAAAACGATAAAAATTTTTCAGGGTTTTTACATATAATTAAAACAGCTATGATGGAAGATATATTTGCGCAACCGCAATTTATGAGAACAGTGTTTATACCATCAAATGAATATCTAAATATAGATTCTATTAAAAATATAGATCCAGGTTCTGCAAGATCAATAATAAACTTTAGTATGTTACAAAGATCTATAGATAAGGAATTACTCACATCCTCGCCCGCCGCCTATTTTATAACTGAGTACAAACCATTACCTCAACTTCTTGTTACTAATATATCGGGGGTTACTCAAATAAATAGTTGCGCAACTATAATAGATTTTGATATAAAACTTGGAAATGGTACAATACATATAATCGATCGTCCATTAGTTCCTTATACAATTATTTGATTCAATTCACAACAACTATTATATTATTCTTTCTGTGTTAGACAGAAAGAATAATATTTAACATATACAATCATTCTAAACCACTACAACCTTTTTATAGAAAACATCGCAGATATTTGCATGTCTGGATTAGGTTCTAACGGAGAAACAGTCTCAGTCTGAGCAGTCTCAAAAAAATCTCCATTTGGTAAGCGAACAGAAAACTTGAGATTGTCATTAGGAGAAAATTTAACTGTTTGTACCATTTTACCTCCGTCTACTTTAACGAATGGATCTAATAACGGATTTGGTATATCATCGATAGCGACTCTAAATAACATACGATTAGAATTAGGGTTATTGGAATAAATAACACCAGTACTTCCAGTCGATAAATTAGAAAATTCTACATAAACATAAGGATAAAAAGTAATACGATTACCATTACCAGTAGTAAGTATACGATTTGGTAAAATTAAGTTCAATAATGTAATTTCGTAACACACCTTTTCTTGTTGTGAAATAGTACTTCCAGTATAATTTAATGGCACAGATTGATCAAAATTAAAATGAAGAATTTCAAATTCTTCATTAGCATGAGGTACGCTAAACGAAGGATATAATCTTGCAACTCTAGTCGTTCCATCGTAATCAACAATTCTACGTGTTTCATGTCCTTGTTTAATACGAACAAAATTACCGTTATAATAATCATCTATATTGGACACTCCTATTGGAAATGTTACAGTAGATACAGTAGATGCTGTCAATGTTCCGGTAAACGAAGGCATCTCTCTTCTAATGTTGTAAGAATGAGTATTCAACCAATCATTTACTGGTCCTTCATATGTACCTGCAACAATAGATTTAGTTGTATCAACAGTTGCAATGTGTGTGATTGCGTCATATCCTGATATTTGACGTGCTTGAGATAATGTATCGTTATACATAAAATACCTTATATAAGAACCTTGACCAATATGTCCAGCAGGTATGAAAAATTGTGGATTATTTACGTCAGTCGTAATATCCGTAGGATCGATAATTGTAACAGAGTCGCCATCAATTGCATCATCTCCGAAAGAATCATCAACTGTAAATCTCATGCGTATAATATTTGTTGTTCTCGAAATAAACTCAGAAGAATGAATACGTCGTCGTTTATTAAGCGTATCATGTACAATAACGGACTTGGCATAATAATCTTTAGTTATGTGTGGATCATCAGATAAAGGGAATTCAACAATAATAATTTTCTGACTTCCAGAATTGCTTGAATTTTTGATTGTGCCTTTTAGTTCTATCGAATTGGCAGAAAAAGTATTACTAACCCATGTTTTTAACGGAGTTGCAAGACTTACAGGATCAAGAGCATCAAGTTTTCCTTTTGTACCAGATTGGGACAAACGAACTTCGAAATTAGCAGGTAACGGCCAATCGGATCTATTACGATAAGTACTATCTATTTCTATATATCGAGTATTACTCATTGTTTATTTAATGATATAAATTCTTAGATTTATATTATCATTTTTTACCTATATATAATAAATGCCTTATGCTCTACACGGAAATTCATGTCATGCACCAGGATCAGCTTTCGTAAGCAATCATAAATATATTCATCCTCTCGATAACACATATTTTAAATCATATACGCAAATGGATATATATCCAGGAAATTCTAGTTTACCAACAAATAGGGGAAAAGGAGTATTTACAGAACAAATAAAGAATTTCCATGGTAAAAATTCTAACCCAATAAATGATGTTGATCGCAATACAATTTCGAACGTAACCCCTCCACATAAACAAATTAAAACACATAAAGGGTCTCCTATTGATACAAATCAAAATAATGATACGGTAAACTATTCATCTTGTTCAATTGGACAGGACAGAGATTCTAAATTATTTCCTATACTAAATCCTATGTTTAATCTACGTGAAGTCGCTAAACATCTTATTCTATTAGAGGATCATCTTTTTCATCAAGGTAAACGATGCACTCAATGTATAATTAAACATCTGCTTACTATCGAGGCGTTTCTTGAAGAAGCTATAACACTAGATAAAGAACAAAAATATACAGAAAAGATAACAGATATTTATACTAAATTTAAAAATATACAAAAGACAATTCATCAACAAATTAGTAATAACTCATTATCAGGAGAGTTTTGCGAGAATATAGCACAACAACTACGGGCTATACGTAAGCCTATATCTATGGAAACATATAATTTATGTTGATTTCTAAGTCTAATTATTTATATATTCTATATATATATATATAAATAATGTCGGATAAGAAAGAATTAGAAATTATACATGAGTTCTGTAATACTAGAAATCCACGAATATTATCACACTTATCAGAAAATAACAAGAAAATATTTATAGGTATAGCTAGATATGTTATGAATTATTTGATATCTCATCCAAATTCTAGACCAGATATAGCATTAATTGCTCTACGTTCTCTTGATCCTTTTAATTATTCGTGTTTATCTCATCTCAAAGTAACCTTAACAGATGTGCAAAGACATACAATCGAATACTTTAGCTATGTCAAATCTTTATTGGTTTGTTTGTCAACCGGAGGAGGTAAAACAATAGTTGCTTACGGTATATCACAGTGTTACTTGAATAAATATCCAAATAACAAAGTTGTTGTAATATCTCCAGTTACACTTCTTAAGAATTTCCATAAAGAATCAGAAAAATTCGGGGGAGTAATTGACGACAGATACTCGTTCTATTCATTCGAAAAATTCTTACGATTAGATAAAGATCGTAAGAGAGTTAACTGTAAAAATACGCTATTAATCATAGACGAAGCTCATATATTAAGAAACTTTACAGGAAAAAAATATGACTCCGTAATGATGTGTGCAAACAAAGCAGACAAAATTTTACTATTGACCGCAACTCCAATTGTTAATTCTATATCGGATTATGTCAGTATTATTAACTTATTGTATCAGAACTATATTATTAGCACAGGAAGAACACGTCATGTTCTCAATATCATTAACAAGGGAGCTGGAAATACGTTATCGAATATTTTGAAAATTGATACACCGTATAAGATTAAGATATCGCAATCCAGAGACGCGGATATAAGATATAAAGTACAATTGCAACAATTACCAAAAATAGGAAAATTATTAGCTGGACACGTTATCTACAAATCAAAAGTAGCAGATGAAAACTTTCCTTCCTATAATACGCATGTAGAGTTTGTAGATATGTCATTAACTTATCTTGATGCTTATATTAAATCTACAACAAAATCAGAAGAAAATGCATTGTTCTCTAACCCGAAAGTTTTTTGGAATGGATATCGAAGGGCAGTCAATCATCTAGGAATAGAATACTATAGTTCAAAAGTCAGAGCAATAGCCCCAAAAATTAAAGGAAAACAAAGTATTATATATTCAAATTGGCTGGAATACGGTACAGATATTTTGGGTAGAATTCTAATGGATAATTGTATATCGTATGGAGTTATTTCTGGAACTACAAACGTCGCAAAAAGATCTAGTATCATAAACAAATTCAACAACGAACAAATATCTACCCTAATAATAACAAAAGCAGGAACGGAAGGAATAGATCTAAAAGGAGTTAGGAATGTCGTCCTACTAGACCCTGCATGGAGTCCTGCGGTTATAGACCAAGTAATTGGAAGAGCTGTAAGATTTAAATCGCATGATCATCTTCCCCCAGATCAAAGACATGTCGATATATATTTAATGCAATTGAAAGAACCACATATTAATTCCGATAATCTTGAATTAAGTAAATCCGGTGATGTGATATTATATAGAATAATAAAGAAAAAATCTGGGCTTACAAATGAATCAAATAATATGTTGAAGGATTTAAGTGTCATTTAGAGATACATAATATATATTTATATATAAACAATGTCGTTATATCCAATTATTATAGCGTTTAGTGGCACAAAATCAAGCGGAAAATCCACATCTGCAAAATTAGTAGAATCATATTTAGACACTCACAACATACATCGACTAAGCTTCTCATCACCCCTAAAGAGGCTCATAACTGACATATTTTGTTTACATAACAATGAATGTTATGACCATAATCTTAAAGAAGTCGTACTAGAACATTGGAATATATCACCGAGAGAATTAATGCAAAAAATTGGTACAGATCTTTTTAGAAAAAATCTTGACACATTGTGCCCTGATATAAAAATGCCCGCAAAAACAATATGGGCAAGTAGTGTTTACTGTAAAATTAAAGAGATTGAGTTTGAGAATAAAAGAAATAATACCACCAATAGTATAATAATAATAGACGATTGCAGATTCGATGATGAATACAATATTATCAAACGTTTGGGAGGTGTGGTCATAAAAATAAAAACGCATCAGAATGCAACGATGAAGATCAAGAGAAATTCTATAAATACGAACAATTCAAATTATAATCATACATACATAAAAAAATCGGCAGCCATAAGGGACTCAACTTTGCAAAATTCATTACATGAAAGCGAGAATGATTGTAAGTATGATTACGAAATATATAACAACGAGTCTATAGAAGATCTTAAAGAAAAATTATACAAAACAGTAAATGACATTATGGAACAAAATATCAAAATGAATTAAAGTTTAGTTTTTGTAATATAAACAAATGTTTACAAAACGAAGTCGCGTCAATAATACTAAAAATAGAATGTACGTAGTAAAAAGGTCCGGAGACCATGAAAATGTATATTTTGATCAAATTACAACAAGAAATGAAAAATTTTGTGAAGACTTGGATATCGATCCAACACTGCTATCCAAAAAAGTCGTAGATAGTATCTACTCAGGTATCAAAACAAGTGAAATCGATATCCTTTCATCTGAAACAGCGCTATATATGTCTACACATCAACCAGAATATGAAATTCTAGCTAAAAGAATAGCTGTATCAAATCTGCAAAAAACAACGACACGAGATTTTTCAAAGGTTTCGGAATCATTGAATAAAATAGGACAGCTCGATGACGAATACTACGATTTTATCTCAAAAAACATAGACGAACTAAATAATATTCCACAATATGAAAGAGATTTTGACTTTACATTCTTTGGTCTAAAAACTCTAGAAAAATCGTATCTAACTAGAGGAATTGATAAAGAAGTGATAGAACGTCCACAACATCTATGGATGAGAGTAGCAACCTTTTTGAGAATGCCTGATATTGATAAAATAAAAGAAGTGTATGACCTTCTTTCAATGAAATATTTTATACATGCCTCTCCGACTCTATTCAACGCAGGTAAGAAAGTACCACAGCTTTCTTCGTGTTATCTAGTAAGTATGAAGGACGACCTTTTTGATATGTTAACAAAGGTCAGAGATTGTGGCATGATAAGTAAATGGGCTGGAGGTATTGGTATTAACGTTTCAATGATTAGATCAAATGGTAGCAGAATAAATGGAACTGGAGGTGATTCAAACGGAATCATTCCATTTCTTAAATTATGGAATGACCTTGCCAGATATGTAAACCAAGGAGGTAGAAGAAAAGGAGCTGTAGCTGTATACTTGGAACCACACCACCCAGATGTATATGATTTTCTGAAGATCAGAAAGAATAATACTAAAGATGAATCTAGATGTCTAGATTTGCATATTGCTATGTGGATTTCAGACATGTTTATGAGACGTGTAAAGGAGGATGGNTATTGGTGTCTTTTTGATCCAAATAAAGTTAAGAATCTGCACGATATATATGGAGATGAGTACGATGAAGCATATCTCCAGGCAGAGTCTGACAAAAAATACGAAAAAAGAATCAAAGCACGTGATCTTTGGAAGGAGATACTTATTTCACAAATGGAAACAGGTGAACCATATATTCTGTTCAAAGATCATATAAATCGTAAAAATAATCAAATGAATCGTGGAGTTATCCGTGGGTCTAATCTGTGCAGTGAAATCGTTCAGTATTCAGACAGTGACAACTATGCAGTGTGCAATTTAGCAAGTATATCTGTTCCAGCATACGTCGAAAAAGTTGAGAATAATGATAGAAAATGGTATGTTTACGGAAAAAATGATTGTAATTTTTGCAAAAAGACGTTGTCTATTTTAGAAGAAAATGACGAAAATCACACATATAAGGTTGTTTCATCGAAGGATGATCTTCCTGCTAATATACAAGCAAAAGTTGAACAACATAACACATTTCCGATGATATTCCTGAATGATGATTTTATCGGAGGATACACGCAACTAATATCTATCTACAATTCATTGAATCATTATACATTTAACTTCAAAAAATTAGGAGAAATAACAGAACTAATCACCGAAAACATGAACATAGTCATCGATAAAAACTTCTACCCTGTACCACAAACTAAAAAATCAAACATGGAAATGAGGCCAACTGGAATTGGAATACAAGGTCTAGCAGACGTATTTCAAATGATGAACCTAGCATGGGATGATCCTAAAGCATTCGATATGAATCGTGATATTTACGCAGTAATATACTATCATTCTCTCAAGAAATCGATGGAATTAGCAAAAGAACACGGTCCGTATACATACTTCAAAGGGTCTCCTGCAAGTAAAGGTAAACTGCAACCAGATTTATGGGGTATAGATGAACCAACTAATGTAAATGGTATATTGGATTGGGAATGGTTGAGATGTCAGATTAAGGAACACGGGATTAGAAATAGTTTGTTAGTTACACAAATGCCAACAGCTTCGTCTGCACAGATTCTTGGTAATAACGAGAGTTTTGAACCTTATACTACAAATATGTATGCTCGTAGGGTTCTTTCAGGAGATTACCCTGTAATTAATCAACATCTATATAAGACATTGAAGTCATTGTGTTTGTGGACTGACGATATCGGAGACAAATTGATAGAAAATGAGGGTAGTGTGCAAAATATAGATGGTATTCCTAAAAATATCAAGGAAATATATAAAACTGCATGGGAATTATCAACAAAATGCATGGTTGATTATTCGATTTCCAGGGGCCCTTATATTGATCAAACACAATCATTCAACGTGTTTATGGCAGACCCAGATATGACTAAACTATCAAGTATGTTTATGTATGAATGGGAAAATGGTATTAAAACCGGAATGTATTATCTCCGTCGTAGACCCAAAGTAGATGCAGTTAAATTCACACTTATGAAGGATACTACACAAAATACATTGAAAAATGATGATATTGAAGATAACGGTTGTGAGTCGTGTAGCGCCTAAATAATACCAATGTTATCTTGTTTAAAATGAATAATATAATCTCAAATTGAAATTATATTATAATGTCACGATCTATCAATATATCAATGAAATCAACGGAATCAGTGGAATCGTATACAAATGTATATTGTCTATATATTTCAGGTATATTTACAATACTGTTAGGGATATTACTTGTCGTTTATGTTGTTAATATGTTAAATTATAATGAAGGTATTATAACAGATGTTTGTAATATAACATCTGTCAGTTATCCAATTATGGGGTCTACATATAATTTTTACACATGTAATTGTGGTAGACATTGTACTTCCATGACTGGATTATGTAATAAAATTTTTAAGAATGGAACTTTAATAGAAAATAAATATACTGATATAACATATTTGCAAATGACTAATAAGGTTTGTTCCTACTATGCAAACGATGAATGCGTCACAGATTTTAATACACTCTCTCAAATTGTGAAGAATAATATAATAAATATGGAAAACATGTTAAATACTTCCATAATTTGTTACAAAAAAAATGATGTTTATTTTATCGAGAATGAGACAAAATCGTATTGGAAAAATATTACAATAGTTACATTATGCTTTTCTATTTTTTCTAGTGTAACGATTGTAAATTTACTTATCTATGTTGGTACATTATTCTTTCCTATTCATGAATAGCATATGTTATTACCTACGGACTATTGTTCTCCGGGTCGGGCTCGATCTTAATATTATTGAATTTTGCTTAGGATCTAGTGGCGGCGTTAGTTCTGATTTTTGGTGTCATAACTATCCTAACAATAACACCTATGATAACTAATATTAATATAAGTAGTTTATTAATATTATTTATCGAGAGGGTAAACTTATTTACATAGTTCGTAATTTTTACACTTAATTCTTTCGACATATTCTTATGTATATATTGTACTATGTTAGATTGTTATACTCCATATATGTCTCCGTATTTAAATATACTTATACGATCTTTAAATAACAAAATTATTAAAATCTATATAATAAATGGTAAAAATTGCTTTTATTGTTGGAAAAAGTTCCGATAATTACCCTCTCAAGTACAATTCAAAGAATGCACCACACTGGTTAAAAACACAATCCAAAAATTTTACAGATTTTATCGATACAGATGATCATGAAGTACCGTCAGATGTTGCAATGGCAATGTATTTAGCAGAAAAATATCCAAGAAGCACAATAGATTGTATAATGGGATATGATGTAAATTCAAAAAAACAATTAGATGATTATGATGTTGTTTTTGTTATTTATGATGCAATAGAAGTATTTCATTGTAATGATGGTGAAAAAAAAACATGTCTGAAAGATATGAAATCTTTTGAAAGAGCTGTAAAAAATACAAAAGCGTTTGTATATCCCTATCCAAATTTCCATAAGTATATTATTGTAAAGCCTAGTTATTACAAAGATTTGAAAGAATCCGGTATACCGGTAGCAGATTTTTTTAAGATTACTCCCAGTACGGCATCAAATAATGTGAAATCTTTTAGACTTAGGGTTGAAAGAAAAGGTTGGAAGGGTATTATTATAAAACCATCTTATGCTGGTTATTCTCTGGGCATTAAAGTTATGAAAAACTTCTCTAGAGTTAAAGATATTACCATTAAAAATTGGTTTGATAGATTAAAAGAGCTTGGTTTCCCAAATGTTACTGTACAAAAATTTGTTCCAGACTTCGGTGATCATTTAGAAATAAGAACGTATTGGATAAATGGTAGATACGCATATTCCGTTGGTACTCTAACTAAATCAGTTGGTACTGGAAATGGTCTTCCCATTGACGACGAAGATACTTTTGTTTCAGAAGGAGGTACAATACCAGACAAAATCAAGACTAAATTACAAAAACTAGCAAAAGAAGTTATGAAATCTATAAAACAGTATCCTTATAAACATCCTTTATTAAGAATTGACTTTGGTTGTTGTTTAGACTCTAGCGGGTGTAAAGGAAGCTATTTTGTAAACGAGATTGAGACGATGGCTGCTAATATGCTTGCAGGTGAAACTGATTATCCTGTAGTAGAAAAGGTAGCGGATGCTTCTTTTAAGTTCGCAAATAAAATAAAAGGAAAACGTGAACCTAAAGGTAAAAACAGTAATTATCAAGCTAGACAGGGTATTTGTGCTAAACCTAAATAATTAACAAAAAAAATATTTGTAATGATAAATGTCTGATATGTATTTTACTTTCATTGCTGATAGTAATGGAATCCCGCAAATGTATTGTTTAAGAGTAGACGATTTAATTGATTTTACGACCGAAAATACAGGTAATAGAATTTACCAGGCAATGACGCCGCAAGAAATTAATATGTGGAATAGAGTATACGCCCAACAACAATCCCAATATATGACTGACGATACAAAACAATCACAAGATATTATATCAAGTTTACCTTACGATATAATATACACAATAATTAGTAAAATGAATACGATAGATAAAGTTTCGTATTTCAATAGTAACCCAAAATTTGTATCAGATTCTATCGATAGACAATTATGGGATCCTATAATGATTCCATGGGAACTATCTCAGAATGTTAATTTTAAAGTCGTACCAGAAATGATAAGCACAATTATAATTGAAACTATACAACATGTTAATTTACTCGATAAATTAACTAATTTGAACAAAGTTGTAATAGGTAGAGGTTTCGACAGAACAAATATACGTGACAGTACGTTTCTACCTCCTTGGATAAAAGAACTTTATACTGGTGATAATTTCAACGGAACAATACATTCTTTACCTGAATGCTTGTATAAACTTGTTATCGGATGGGGTTCCGTTCAAATAACAAGTCTACCAGAAAAGTTAAATACTTTTGTAATGGGGCACGAATTAAACGAACCTATAGATTTACCTATCGGATTATCCACATTAAAAATGGGTCTTAATTTCAATAAACCTATAGTTTTGCCTGAAAGATTAAAAGAAATTATTATTGGACACGATTTCAATCAACCAATAGTATTATCATCCGGGTTACAAAAGTTTATAATGGGACAAAATTTCAATCAACCAGTAATATTACCATCTGGATTACATACGTTAGTAATGGGAGAGAGCTTCAATCAACCAATAGACTTACCCGTAGGTTTACACACTCTTGTAATTGGAGATAGTTTCGATAGAGTAATAAACTTACCCGTAGGATTGTATAAACTCAGAATACAAAATTATTCTAATCATCAACTAACTCTTCCCCGAGGGTTGCAGGATCTTGATATGCTTGAATCGAGTTCAGATCATTTAGTAGTTTTACCAGAGGGGTTACAAAATTTTGTAATGCAGTCTACTTTAAATATGGCAATAAACTTGCCTACAAGTTTAAAAAGTATTGTAATGGGAGAAAATTACAATAAGCCGATAGTTTTACCTGAAGGATTGCGAAGTTTTAGAATGGGACAGGATTTCAATCAACAAGTAATTTTACCTCGAGGATTGAAAGTGTTAAATATGGGCTGGGATTTTAATCAATCGTTAGTTTTACCTGTAGGTTTGCATACTCTTGAAATGGGGTATACCTTTAATAATCATATAGTTTTGCAGAAAGGGTTGAAAGTATTTCATATGGGACATAATTTCAATCAATCTATAGATTTACCTATAGGGATAGAAGACATTGTTTTGACACCTACATTTGATAGACCAATTGATTTACCTGTAGGTCTGCGGAAAACTAAATATCAAAATGAGTATGGAGATGTTCTTACGAGGTACATTAATCCGTATATATCAACTAAAAGCGGTAATTAAAATTTTTATTTAGTATATTAGAAATATTTCCAATATACTAAATAAAATAAGAAGTTATATAAATGAAAATTAATCCATTATGGTACTTATGTATAACAGTTCGATTATTACTGATTGTATCTATAGTATTCATTTACACCAAATCGAAAAACAAAAAAATAATAAAAATAACCGGTTCGTTAATACTGTTATTAATAGGTTTGGGATTTCTTGTAAAAGGTATCACCGGTTCGAATAACGAAATACAAATAGCAAAAGTATTTTGGCACGAGACCAGATTCGTGCATGCATGTTTATATATATTAGCTTCTATTTATCTCTACATTGGTGATATTAAAATATCATCCTTATTGCTTACTGTAGATGTCATATTCTCTGTATTATACAGACTGATATCAAATACATGATATACGTTAGTTACGGTGTATTCAAAATGATTTGTATATTTAATCACACTCAAAATTAAATAATGAGCTCTAAACTACAATCAATGTTGACGGAAACGCATATAAACTATCCAGAATTTTGTCCTAATTTGACACCTTCTCAAATATTCGAGAAGGGTGCTTTTCATGATCAAGGGGGCTATTTTAGAGATATTGTATCTATATCTAAGGACGGAAGTTATAAAAGGTATAAAACACGATATGAAATTTACATAGAGAAAGGACGTTGTTTGGAAAATATAGATATAGGTCTATTAGTATCACAAAAAAAAGATAAAAACAAAAATTTATACAGAGTAAAATCAGGTACTAGTTTGGAATATTGGCTTGAAAAAAATTGGATAAGTCCTATTCATCCTTATGGATGGCTTGAATGGTATTGTGATTATTATGATGGAAAAAGATCATCAGACGACGAGAGACAAATTAATAGATGGATTAGATTCGCTGGTAAAAAGAAAGGACGATGGAGAAAAACTTTGATAAATAGAATCATTAACTCAGGTAAAAAACATGACGATATAACCATTTCTCCCGCTATACGTCAATCTCTTCTTCATTGGGCTTATGAACTTACAGAGGAAGATTATATGTTTTCTTAGTAAACATATAATATCTAAAACAATAAGTAAGTACGTATAAATTATATGGGTTTATATAATATGAATGTATTAATACTGTATATATCAAATCTTTTCGGATATTTCACCTGAATTAACCCAATCATCTTTTAATCTTTCTGGTATTGTTAGGAATGTACATAATTTTCAACTTTTTGTTTACCTCAATATCCAAAATCTTTGTATCTAGTATTAAATAGCTTTTTTCCATCTTTATCAACAATTATACAATTTAAACCATATTGATCACAATTATTAACGCAACTATCACAATTTTCTTGGAATAATATACATTGCCAATCGTTCTTTTGTTCGTTTTCACCTATTTTTACCTCATTTTTACAATTTTTATTAACTATATTTAGTAATTCTCTTACATAATTGTGATAATCAGAAGGTTTAGGGTTATTATAAATATGTTTTATTGCATCTAAAATTACAGGATTATGTGGTGGCGTAACAATAATACCGTTATATAAACAACTATTATCCGAACATATTACTGTATACCAAGTTTTTTCTTTTTTACTATCAAATATGTCATTGATATGTGTTTGGAAATCTGTTTTAATATCAAAGTAATACCCACCAAATACATAAAGAATACAATACCTCCAGAAATCGGCTTTATGAGCTCCATTTTCCATATTATTGAAAATTTCTACCGCTTCTTTTCCGTAGTATTTTTCTAAAAATTCCAAACACATATTATCATTATAGATTTTTACTTCATACCCAGAACAATATTTATTGATATTATTAAATACATATTGGGGTATGGAATTTATATCATGATATGTCATATAAACAACTTTGGGAATGTAATTAGTATCTTTCTTAAGAAAAATAAAAGGTTCTGTTTGTTGAGAATAATGATCTTTTGTAGGTGTATACACGTTTAAAGAATAATCAAGTACGTCATTAATAGAAGTATCAACTTGTACAGTATTTAATTGATTAGAATTTAAAATAGCAATTGTCATAGCTATAGGTCCTGTTGTACATAACACATTACCTTTTGATTTTGTTTCAGAATTACCTTTACCAGTTTCATGTAAACTGTCAGATATGTTAATATTAATATGAGGGTTTTCATGTAATGTATATATATTATGCACAACCCTTTCTATAATTTCTTTTAATATATGGCAACCTTTTCTGGCATAAATATACCAATTTTGATATTCTCCTGTTACAGGGAATAAATGCCCTTGTGCATTGTGGGTTCCCCAACCTGAAACCCATATATCTTTGTCTTTAGGCATTTCCGGTATAGTACAATTTACACAACTCTTCATATCCAAGTAAAACCCACCGTATTTATATATAATTAAATACCTAAAAAGATCTCCTCTTGCAGCGCCATACTTAGGATTGATAAGATTATATGCTTTTGTTACTTTGTGATCCTTCCCGAACTCTTTTTCTAAGAAATTATCTATTTCTTTGTCTCCATATATAATTTGTTCCCAATCAGGTATAGCTTTTTGCGTAGAATTTAGCACGTTAATATCCGCTTTTCTACCACCACATATACCTTCCGGATCAACTGTACACCAAGTACGATATAACTTTTTGGGCACTGGTTCTCTTTTGTATTCTTTAATACCTAAATCTAAAGGTTCTGGAGTAATATTTTTAGCTAAATTGTGAAGTATTTGATATTCTTCAGGTGTTTCATACTTTTCTAATCCAAAAAACGCACCACATATTCTCCATATTAAATATAATATTACTAAACCTAATAGCAAAAGTAGCAGTATTTTACACTTTTTATACATTTATTATAACAATAAAATACTGATTTTATTGTTATAATAAATGTTGTTTATATGATGATCAAAAATGTAGAGATTTTTATATAAATATTACGGTGCAAACACAGTATTTATATTTGATAACTTATCTTTTGGAGCTCATAAAGCCGATTTCTGAAGGTATTGCATTCTTTATGTATTTGGTGGGTATTACTTTGATATTAAAACATCTTTTCTAATATATAATATGACTGTATCAATACTGTATAAGAGGTTATGGTAAAGAATATGACTGTATTGTTTTCATAGATAAAAATGAGGAACTAGAAAAATATACACTTAGAAAACGGATACCTATGGATTATAAATGAAATGATGTACATGTAATTTAGATTATGCATTAATGCATATTTATCCGCCTTATTTGCAATTCTAAGTCTGGATTTAATGTACGTACAAAATCATTGATATCCCTAAATTTTTGAATAATTCTTGGAAGATTACGCTCAATACATATGTTAGAGAATATTTCTTGGTTGTTATGATTAATCATTGTAATATTCACTATTATTCTAATACCGTCATTCTCGATATCACCTGCGCACGGATAACCCAAAATATTTCCAAATATCTCATCATCGTGTACAGAATTTAATAACAACAATCTAAAAAAATTATCATCCAACAATCTGGACGTTGTAACTAGTAACCCATATGGATGTTCTACAGCAACTAGAGTATTATTATTAATATAAGTCTGGTATTCTTCGTTGGTTTGAAATTCTTCTGGAGTTGTCAAAAATGTAGGAATTATTTCCATACATTCTGTTAATATTCTTCTATAGTCGTCATCGTTATCGAAATCTACTTGTTGTATTAAAAAACTTGGCCTATACCCGTATATTACTAACATCGAGTTAATAAAGAAACTATACGCGTTATCATATTGTACACCACCCATATTGATTGGAAAATTAAATCGTTCTTGTAAGTGTTCCATTTATTTATATCATCTGATAAATAATAAAAAGTTATCGATTTGCATACATTATATGAATTGTAAATGAAGACCCAATAATTCAAAATGATTTATATAAATAATATTGTACATTATAAAAAACATGACAACATACGAACCTATTCTACATGACGAAGAAAGACTATCAGTATATCCTTTACAACGACCTGACATCTGGGATTTCTATCAAAAACACAAGTCTGCATTCTGGACAGCAGAGGAGATAGATCTATCAGATGATATAAATGATTGGAATAAACTAACAGAGAATGAAAAATACTTTGTTGAAATGACGTTAGGATTTTTTGCAGCGTCCGACATAATTGTAAACGAACATCTGTCTCATGAATTTATAGATAAACTCACATTACTTGAACTACAAGTGTATTATAGATTTCAAGCAATGATGGAAGATATTCATAGCACTACTTATGCTGATATGATAAATTCTTATGTCACAAATCCTGTGAGAAAAGACGAGCTATTCAATGCAGTTAAGGAAATTCCATGCGTTCAAAAGAAAGGTGATTGGGCTAAAAAATATATATACTCAGACAATAACGGAGACGAGGTTAAGACATGGGTAAAGAGATTGGTGGTGTTTTCTGCAGTAGAGGGTATCTTTTTCTCTGGTAGTTTTTGTTCGATTTTTTGGTTGAAAAAGAGGGGATTAATGCCAGGTCTAACTTTCTCAAATGAATTGATCAGTCGAGATGAAGGAATGCATCGAGATGTTGCTTGTTATGTTTATAAACATTTGATTCAAAATAAGCTAGAAGAAAACGATGTTATAGAAATTATTTCAGAGGCAGTAGAAATTGAGAAGGAATTTGTGACTGAATCTTTACCAGTAAATCTTGTTGGAATGAATGCAGTTCTAATGTGTGAATATATTGAATATGTAGCCGATCATCTTCTTTTGAATTTGATTGGAAGAAAGCATTATAATACTAGTAATCCTTTCGACTGGATGGTTCTTATAAGTATACAAGGCAAATCCAATTTTTTTGAGCGCCGTGTAGATAGTTATGCAAAAGCTGAAGTTTCTGAAATTAAGTTTAATAATAATTTCTAGTTTACGTACCATAAAACTATAATTTTATATCTATTTTATAGATATAAAATATACCAATGACCTTTTTGTTTGACACCAAAACTAAAACAATTTGGAAATGTCTCCAAATAGAATCTATAGAACTTTGTTTAGACATACCTAAAAAGTATAATATTGTTGTTTGCGGTGTATGCGAGGGTAAGAGAACATTACCTGACAAAGATAGAACTATATGGAATTATAAAAATTTACACAATTGGGGCAAACACACAATTGTTTGCCCCAATTGTGTCTGTTTAGTAGGTCCAGATAATATAAATACGGACGACTTTGATATTAATGCGGTTGATATTAATGAAATATGTGTTAATGAATATGGGGGTATAGACTCTAAGTCTGTTTCATTTCGTCCAGTTATATCTGATTTAGAATATGTAGATTAGTTTTTATATAAACGAAGAGGATATAAAATGAGAGTGAATAAGAATGTATTTATTCGGATGATACAATGTAATGATTCTATATCATAATAACTTCGTATAACTTTAAACATAAGTATCAAAATGATTATATAATTTAATTATGTATAACATTCATAAATGACAGACGAAGTATCTAATTCATTATATTCGCGTATGTTCCCAAATAGATCAATCTTGTATGTTAATGCTGAAAATACATCTACTTTAGAACAAAATTCTAATTCTAATTTTAATTCTAACGAACCAACTATTGCAGAACCATTAGATCTTCAAGCAAGAAGATCTGGTGCTTTATTTGCAGTTGCAATGCCATTGGATTCTACCGATATAGTTGATAATATACAAACTGCGGATACCATGCATATTACAGATGAAAGACGTTTATGCAGTTTATGCAGTTCATCAGCACTTTATCTTTGTTTGTGTCCTTCTTTCTTACTATTTATTATTGTATGGTCTAGGTACGTTCTTTTATCTTATAGCGGCGATACATGAATATTTTAAATTGATTCAGGTATATAATAACTGTTTATAAAGATTTTGGAAATTAAAAATTCATACTGATATGATGTTATCAAAGACAGTTATATTTATGTAAAAGATATGAATTGCATCGGCTTGTACATCAAAGTCGTCAATAGATTTTCAACACAAAAGTGTGTTGAAAATCATCTTCGTAATTTGTATAACTCTGTTTATACCTCAAAGTATAAGTTATCCAATAAACACTACAGCTATGTATTTTTATAGTAATTGTGATCATGATGAATTGAATATTTTGTTTGATCATCTCCGTCTTTTTACAACACAATAAAGAACATGATATGTACAAACAAGAAAGAGATGAAAGCAACAGGACGTTAAAACAACTAGACATACGTACAACAACGAACAATTCCGTTATAATCATTGGATCCCTGGATTTAAAATCCTAACCGCATAAATTATTATCTACAATAATTTTGCAATAAAATATTTTTTAAAACTAATAACGAGGAGAGAGTCTATATACCTGTGATACATCTCGTAATTCGTATACGTTTAAAGGACGGAATCGTTAACTCTTTAAAGATAAAGAAGCGACGATATTAATTAAGAGTATATGAACCAATTAGATGTAAAAGCTGACGGATTGTGGAACCGATGATGGCTGAAGATGTCGGAGAAGATTTTGGTGAAATATCGAATTGATATTTAGAAATTTCTGGTATGCATGTAAAAAAATTGAATCGAGAGTTACAGACATAATGTTAATATATTCTAAGGATTCTTAGAATCCTAAGTAATTTATATACAAGAAAATTTATTGCATTGTATATAAATGGGATCAGCTCAATCATCTAATACTGCCAAAGCCATCTCAAAAGTGGCTAATAGCGTGACATCTAACACGTCAACATCTAACGCACAAGTAAGTATAATTCATAACGATATATCTACCAATAAATGTAATATAGGAGGAGATTTTAATATATGGATAGCATCACAAGTTGGAGCGACAAGCAGACAAATAGTTGCAGCTATGCAACAAACGCATATACAAAATAGTATAGCACAACAGATGCAACAACAAGCACAAGCAACGGTTGGATCATTAGGAATTGGAGTTGCAGATGCAAGTAATTATGTTTCGACATATGCATCAGCGAGTACGGATATAGCAAATTATGTATTTACGGTAAGTAGTCAATCGATGTTTGAAAACACGACCGTTTTTTGCAATGATAGTGTAATCGGAGGAGATTTTAATGTTGATTTGAATTATACAAACTCGTACTGGAATGATCAAGGAGTTACTTCTACACAAATTAACGATATTGTCAATAATATCACGCAAAAAGTATCTCAAACTGCTACAGCAAAGGTTGAGGGTTTAGGAGGAATACTTATTATATTAGCTATTCTAATAGGAATAATAGGATATGCTGTATCAAAACCGGTAGGTGAAGCAGCGAAATCTTTGGGACCAGCAATAGGAATAATTGCTATTGTTGTTATTATTATACTTATTATCTTTATGTACATTAAAGCCACACCGCCATTTTTCTCAGAACAACAGACGTGCAGTCCTGGCGGTAATCTTGGAGGATCTACGTGTTCGTTCAAAAATTGTCTTAATTCTAAAAATCAAACAATATCTATTAATAATCCGCCATTGAAGTATATGTACAATATTATTGGTGAGTCTGGTAGTCAGGCTGGTGGTAAAAATTTTAACATAGACGGTATTGGTATGTTGAATATGGTTATATATTCAAATGATAATTCTAGCAATTATGAATTCAATCAAGGATATAATGCTTTATCATGCATGCAATGGGCTAGAAATACCGATACAGGAGATTCTTTTAGTATTGGATGGAACAAAGATACAACATACGCAAAGTATGGTGTACCACGATTACCTAATCCTTTGAGACTTGTAAACATAAAAGATAGTGACGGTGATAGTATGTACTGTATCACTCCTATAGTTTATAACTTCTCAACAGGTCCTACAGAAGAGTCCCTCACCCCGTCTGTTTATGAAGGACCCAATGCTACACCAAGACCAAAATTTGACGGTGATTTGTATGTAAAGACTAAAGATTTCAATGATAATTATAAGGGTAATCCTGATAAATTACTTAAAATTACTGCAGAATTGAATAATGTTGAATGGTCCAACTATTTTAATTTAAGAGACCCGTATCTTTACACCGGGCAAGATCCTCAAACCGAAAAGATGAAAAGAGCGTTACATGCGAGGTATATATTGACATTAGCCAATGGATTAGATAATGGTGTATATATGTTTGATGGAACAGGTAATAGTCCTGTGGAAGAAGTTACTTACATGTCGACTACAATATTATCAAATACTGATAAGGCTCGACTATATTGTTATCAGTATAAATCTGACGGACGACCCATAGGCAATGATTATACAAAAAGGATTAATTCCGATTCTTCAGGAACTTTAACAGGAAACATTGGTGTATGTAATACACGACAAAACAAATTGAAACATTTCTTTGGTAGTGTTGGTAATTGGATAATTCTTGTGATCGGTATTATTATTTTGGGATTTTTAATTTATTTGTTTGTGCGTAAAATAATGAAACGAAAATAATATTAGTTTTTGTCGTGGTTTTATATAAATGGGATCAGCACAATCATCTAATGTCGCAGACGCTGTTGCTAAAATAGCAAACAGCGTTTCATCGAATACATCTACTACTAATTCACAAGTGAATGATATACGCAATAGTGTTAAGTTAAATAAGTGCAATATAGGAGGAGATGTCAATGTAAAAGTCACTGATAGTTTTATAGCTAAAAACAGACAAATAGTTGCAGCTATGCAACAAACGCATATACAAAATAGTATAGCACAACAAATGCAACAAAAAGCACAATCAACTGTTGGAGCATTAGGTGTAGGATTTTCAGATGCAAGTAATTATGTTTCAACCTATGCATCTGCTACGAATAAAGTTGTTAATATGGTTCACACTCTTAGTACACAAGCATCTTTTAATGATGTTGAAGTTGTTTGTGATGATAGTACTGTTGGAGGAAATTTTAATATTAATATGTCAAATACAGTTAATTTTTGGAATGATCAATCAGTTAAAAGTGATCAAGTTGCTGATATAGCAAATAGTATTACACAAAAGATATCTCAAACTGCTACAGCAAAGGTTGAGGGTTTAGGAGGGTTTTTGATAGGACTTATAGCTATTATAGGAGCTGTTATTTACGCCATTGCAGCTCCTGTTGGAGAAAGTATTAGTTCATCCAAAATATGTATTGCAGTGTTTATGATATTTGGATTAACTTTTCTGATCATTTGGTTATGGTTAATCCAGTGGTCGCCTTTCTTTAGTCCTCTGAGAACTTGCTCTGTTTCTGGGACTCTTTTGAAAGATCAATGTACGCCGGAAAATTGTAAAGTTACGGACGAAAGTCCAAATACGGTCAATATTGATCATCCACCATTAAGATATATGTATGGTTTAATTGCCAGAGGAGCCCCACGATCAGATAATGCGTATGGAATGTTGAATATGATGATAGCTCGAGGAGGAGGTTCTGCTGTAAAACAATCAGTAAATACATATAATCAAGGATTTAATGCCGCAAAGTATTTATCATTTGCTGATAAAAGTAATTGGGATTTATGGAATGGTGATACTACATACGCAAAGTATGGTGTACCACAATTACCTAATCCGTTAAGAATATCCACAGGTACGTATAAATTCGATGCTAACAAAGACGCGGAAGAATGTGTTTATCGGATCCCTCCACAATATATTACGCAACAATCTGATAAACCAAGCGAAGATGATGATGCAGGAAGTATGACACCATTGGTGTATGAAGCAAATGATAGCATCTATCCTTTTAGGAAGACATCATATGACACAGCGGTTTCGAACAATGATTATAATTTGCTACAGGATATTGTCGCTATAGTTAACGATCGTGGTTGGAGCAAATATTTTGAAACGGGTGACATTAGTAAAAATAGTAAAAGATTGTCACATGCGAGATTTGTTCTTGCTTTAAATCTAGGTATGGACGTTAATGTATATGTTGATGACGATGAAGAAGTTATGGTTGGAACAAAATCTGGTATAGCGAGTAATATGAAAGGTACGTGTTATCAATTTTCTAATTTCCGAGCACCGCTTGATATGTCCTACGGGATTAAAGGATCGGGTACTCTAACCGGTGTTGTTGGAATATGTGACAATAGAACAAATAATGTGATTAAATTCTTTTCAAATGGAGGTAATTACATGATGATGGTTTTACTTCTTATTGTGATGGGCGTTGTTGTATGGTTTTCCATGAGGATGAAAAAATAGGATAGATGCTGCACATGACGGTTGGAATATCTAAATAATGTTATTATAATACCATATGGTATTATAATGTCCCAGCCGTCATGTGTGATGTAGCTAACGAATAGAAAAATATATGATTACTATAACAATGATTATAATTATAATGATGAGTATCCAATTTATATAAGAACCAAAAGCATGACCTATTTTATATTCCCTATCTACGCATGCACCAATTGGTCCAGTAACATTTCCTCCAGAAGATATACGTCTATCCAACGTTTCTGGTGCATTAAAATCTGTGAACTTAAATAATTTATCCTTGTGATCACTTGCTATACCAACTGTTCCATCTACCAATCTAACTTCCTCATCATCGTGAATATATATTGTTGTATCATAACCAAGAAAGTTAGTAAGAATAAATCTTGCATGTAAAGCACCAATTGGTCCATTCTCACTAATATAGTTCGTCCATGCACCTACATTAAGAACGGCCATTGTATTTAGCCTGTCATTGACATTATCTTGACAAGTTGGTTCAATGAAATGGTTCTTTAAATCGGGAGAATATATCTGTGGAGTTAGAGAATTTGTGACTTGCGGATTATCAATATTATCAAATTCCGGAGGTACCTTATAGTAATTACTACCCTTACAATCTTTTGGAACCATCAGTGGATTTGGTAACGAAGGTAAATTGTGTGGAGGACTTAAATCAGCATTCCAAAGATTCCTGTTATTAGGTTGACCGGCATTAAAACATGATTGTGCGTTATAACCTTGATTATAATTGCATTCTTTCCCTGAACAGATATAACGAATGACCATATTCAGCAGACCAAAGGGTAAATCTTTGTCTGTTTCGTCGTGGAATATGTTGTTCAAGTATCTTAGTGGGGCGTTATCTAATTCGAAAGATTGGGTAGATACATCTTTGCATTCGTCGCAATTTTTTGATTCAATTTGAGAGTGTGGTGTGCATGAAGAAGGTTTGAAATAGAATGGATATACTTTAGTTATATATAATATTATGGGTAAAAGTGATATAGCCAGACATATAAAAGTTATGAAATATGGTTTATGTCTGGAGATAAATCCAGATGGATAAGAAATTAATGTAGTGGAAATTATTATAATAATCATTATCACGATACCTGAAACAGATATACCGCTAATTTCTTTGCCTGTTTTCTGTGTTATATCTTGTAATATTTTTGTTACTACGACCTCGGTTTGTTCATAATTACCTACCTGATTTTGCCAAAAATCTTTTCGAGAGTTATATCCGACATTTACATCACCAATTATAAAGTTACGCTCACACTTCCAATCAGATGAAAGATAAGCTCCCGAACTTGCAACGGCATGAATAACATTTGTAATATTTACTGCTTCTGAAGCAAATCTGCTTGTAACTTGCATTGATTTTTTATGGTCGAGTTTGAGTGGTTTAACTACTGCTATAGCTTTTTGATTTATGATTTGTGCCAAATCATTAGAAACGCTAACACTTTGTACGGCGTTAACTGCTTGTCTGTTCGATGCTATGATATCTTCGATACTTTTTAAGTTTACTGATCCGGTAATCAAGCATTCATATAGTTTAAATTCATTGTTAATGGCATATATGGTTGATTGGGTGACCGAAATATAGTTACTTAATTCTGTTCCTACATCAGCTATAGCTAAAGCTACATTTTTAGATGATTGTGTTCCTCCCATTTATATAAAACTACGACAAAAACTATTAAAACTCATTTATATTAATATAAATGAGTTTTAGTAATACAGATAAAAATTATTTTAGTAAAACAAATTATCACAGAGATAAAGTCAAAATAGAATCTTTATTAACAACCCCTGTATTGGATGATAGGTGGAAAGCAACTATACAAGGAGGTCCCAAAATCGGTGATAGATTATGCACTCAAAAGTGTCCCAGTACCGGATCAGTCGGATCGTGTGACAGTCACGTATCCACGAAAGGTTATCACACATCGTGTGGCCCTCTTTGTACAGATACAGATGGAACTATATATAAACGTGATTACCAATATTTTAAGTATCATACTTGTCCAATATGGCATGGCTGTGATGCGGACAACAATGGAGGAAGCTGTAAAGCAGGTACGTGTCGTGTTAGAGCGTATCAACGATTGTATCAAGTGTGCGGTAAGTTTGATGGTTCCTATTCATGCGGGGTTACATATAAAAATAATGTTGTAGGGGATTGTACTAGAACTGACGGACACTATAAAAGAGGAACTGATTGGAATTCCATATGGACGAGTGTAACATCTACCGGAACACAATCCCTTCCAGATAGCTCTTTTACACAACCAATAGAATCTAACACTAAAGCAGGACATGCTAACTGTCAGTATAGTTTTGATATGGATGCTCTACCTACACTAAAATATAGTACAATCGCTCCAGATCGCTACAATTCATGCGGAACATGGCTTGATACCGTCTTATATGGTAAAGGACGAGCTGGGAAATACTCTTTTCCAGAATTACCTGATCCATTTAAAATATGGTTAAAAAATTCTTTTATTATTTGGATAACATGTCAATATTGGTATCAAGGGTTGTATGAAGGATGGTCTGCCCTCGATAATTGGGACTTTATGTCTACTGGTACAGAGTCTGAATATATAAATAGAAGAGATGAACGGTGTCTTCAAACTATGCAAAGCCTTTATTCTACTTATTATACTCCTAATACTCCTAGTAATCCTAGTACTCCTAGTACTCCTAATACTCCTAATACATTTCCTAAATCGTTATTAGATTGTTTACAACAAGTATTAATAGTTCCTATTATTACAACTGATGGAAATGATGTCTATATCACATTTCCACTTAGTTATCAATACTATAATATATATAGTAGTACACAATATGAATCAGATGCTCAAAGAGCCGATTATTTGTCAAGGTTGTTCTCTTGGATCTTGGATGATAAAAACTTTTCATATGAGGGTAAATCTTCATCAAAAATTCCAGGCCTCGCTGTAGTTAATCCTGACGGTGTAACTATTAACGCTTTAAACATTAATTTGAATAATGGTGAGATTTCTAAACCTGAAGGAGTTCTATATAAAGAGTTCATGGAGAATTTAGAAAATAAGTATACATGTGATTTTATCGCTACCTATAATGTAAAATGTAAGATCACCGTGTGGACTCCGATGCTTATGCTGTTTGTTCTTACAAGGATTCCAACATTGACAGATGCTATTATTAAAAAGATGACGAGTGATACTTTCATATTAACTGTCAATCAATTTAATAACGAATGTAACATGATATCAAAGAATAATAAACAAAAGTGTCATGATTATATAACGACCTATTGTAAAAAATTTTCAAATGCAACCAAGTTATCACCTTCGCTTATAGGACAATATTTGTTTGATGGTACTATAGGAGGCGGATCAAATGCGTGTAATTGTTACAACTCTCTTTTACAACCGTCTGTTATAGGTTATCCAGGAAACCCTACAGCTATGTGTTTTGACAGTAATTGCAACAAGAATGAATTGCAACAATTGTTTGATCTATCTCCATCTGTTTGCAAAACAAAATGCTCTGAGATGTCGAACTGGATGTTTAATAGTAATCCTGCAGTAGGTAAACCAGTACCTCAGTTTTTTGATAGTGCAAGATATTCTGATATATGCGGTAAAGAATATACACCATTGGAGTCTAGAATTAACATTATGTTTGTAGTATATTTGAGTATTACAATGACGACGATTATGGTAATTTTGTATTTATTTTTATTGTATTTCAAAGTTACAAACAAGAAAAAGTATACAATACTAGCGGTGACAGGAGCGGTACTTTTAGGAATTACTATATTCTTACCCATAGATATGAAAGGTACACCAAATTGTGAGGGAACCACATTTCCACAAAAATCAGTATGTAAATCATCTATTACAGGTATATCCATACCAGCTGATTTCTGTGGATTCATGTCAGCATGTGAATGTCAAACTGACTCAGATTGTGGCAACAACTGTAAATGTTATTCGCAAGTATGTATGTCTAATTCTTCCAATGAAGGGACGACTACTCTAACAAATAAACTTAAAATTAAATATTGGCAATTTAAATTTAGTCTTATTTTGACTATTTTAGTTATGATTATATTTTTTATGATGTTATTGTACAAAGATATATATGTAGCAACGTTTATTTTATGTTTAGGAATGACTATAATAATCTTTACGTCTATTCCACAATTTACAACGTATACTGATGCGCGATTATCAAACTTATGTATTAAGGAACCTCCTTCAGAAGGAGAAAGAGTTTCTGATGCTCGCCGAACAGAGATCGACGAATCTTCTCGAGAAGATAATTGTTCTTATAGTGAGTCTTACAAAGATGAGGAAAATACTTGTCAATAAAAAAACGAATAAGTTCTCTTTATATACATAAATGAGTTGTCCAAATAATTGTTCAGGTAATGGAAAATGTCAAAGCGATAATAAATGTTTGTGTGATAAAGGATATTTAGGAGATAGTTGTTCTATCTTAGATGAATCTGGAAAAATTAAATATATTTATATTTTTTTGTATGTATTAGGAAGTATATTTGGAGCTATTACATTAGCGTTAGGTATATATCTTTATATTAAATGGTATCACCTGAAGTAAATATATTCATTTTTTATTTATGGATCAAAATGAATATATTTATAAGCAACGATCCATAAATAAAAAATGAATACTTCTAGTTATTTCATTAAGAATAGAGCGTTATTCGGAAGTTATCCAACACAAGAAATAGTGTATGAATTAGAAGAAATTGGTGTAAGATATTTTGTAGATTTAACATATAGCGATGAAAGAATGATTAGAGAATATAATACAAACTATACATATATTCGATATCCAATTATTGATCGCAGAATACCACAAGATTGGAACACATTTACACAGTTTATATTAAAACTTTCCAGAACAATTCGTCATTTGAAATATAACGATATAGAGAAAAAACACGAGTTGTTATATCTACATTGCAAGGGGGGGCACGGAAGATCTGGTGTAGTCGTAGCATGTTTATTGTGTTTCATGGGTAATTACGACCCACTAAAATCACTTAGATTGACAAGTCATTACCATTCAAAAAGGAAAACAATGAGAGACATATGGAGAACAATGGGTGCGCCTCAAAATCATATACAAAGAAACTTTGTATATAGATTTTTTGAACCAATATACTTTTTTAAAGCTTATAAGTCTGGTTCTACTATGGGTATGAGTAACTTTTCGTTGCATAGTGTAAAAACCGAGTTAGGCACGTTTCCTACATCGGAGTCAGCTTTTCAGGCTTATAAGAATCCTTCTGATATCAAATATATTAATCAACAGATAGAAAGTCGATCTCCTGCTTATTCAAAACAGTTAGGAATGAATTGTGACCTGCGCAGTGATTGGCATACTATAAGAGATAAAATTATGAATAAAATAGTTCGTTTAAAGTTCGAACAACACGAGGATATACGTACTAATTTAATAAATACGCGTCTACGTCCTATTATTGAAAAACCTATTGGAAATAAATACCTGAACGGACAAAATAAATTAGGTGAGATACTCATGAAAATACGTAAAGAATTGTTGTTGAAGATATGATAATGTATTGTTGAGTAAAGTTAGATGATTTTTATCTTGTAAGTAATAAATGAAAAGTGCTTACTCGAAAATCATTGATCTTGGACCAAATACAATAGATTATGGATCTAATCCTATATCGTATTGTATGAACAGCACACTAGACAACGAGTTTACTCATGGATCGAATGGAGACTTGTACGGACAGCATAGCTCTAAATGTCAGATGTTTATGTCCGATTATTGTGCAAAAAAATGGGATGCTAATTGTGAAGTTACTTCTATGAATAATAGTAAAAAATATCCCAATAATATTGGTGCTCATGGTTCCATAGGGAATACAGATCTCACTGCAGGAGATATTCTTATTCAAAATACAGCTTCAAAGAAATATCTTATAGAAAATTACAATTGTACTTGGGAATATGAACAATTTGACCCTACTGTAGCGAACTCTCCTCTTGTCCGAAAAAGTAGAGGAAAATGTGTACCTGTTTACGAAGTTAATCCAGAAACAATTGATAGTGATCCGGTGATGGATAAGATACTTGTAAAGCCTCATATTGCCATATTGATTCTTATAAATATATACAATACCATGAAACGTAAGGGAACTCTAGGTAATCTTTCTAACACCAAAATGGGAAGATTTTACAGTGTTAATAGAGATTATTTTGAAAAAAAGATGCATAAGAATTATTAAGTATTTGGGTGATATTGTTTTTATATGTTAATACCTATAAAAACGTTAATAGACTAGACTAGTTTAGTTTTAATTCCTCTATCCATTTAAAATTACTATATAGTCCTATATAAAATCCGTTTACTCGTACCTTGTCAAACATCTTCTTGGAAAACTTACCAATCTTAATAGCTTTAGTATAATTATCCCACATACCAATAGTGTTATTTAATTTTTTGATACAATCAATTATATTATCCTCGTCGTGATTCATAACTATTTTGTTCATATATATTATAAAATTTTTACGATTGATACGAGGTCTGTTACACCTACCACCTTCCTTTACGTCAATGAACATGTCTGGGTATTCAACATCCAGCTTTCTAAGTATGGACTGTATAACCATATTCGGGTTACAATTAATCATATTCAATACACAGTTAGCATCTTTAAAAAACTCATTTGCTTCTTTTGATTCTAAATCATGTACATTATATACTTCTATCAAAATACTACAATTAAACTTGGAATCTTTTTTCATTATATTTTTCAATGCTTCTATCCGATGTTGTCCATCTATACATCTAAGAATATCATATTTGTTTCTTATTACTTTGAATGTTCCTATAATAGTTCCGCGTTGTTTAATAGACGTGACAAGAGTTTCAATATGTATTTCGTTTAGAGATCTCTGACAGGACCATGGTATAATATTAAGAATGAATTCTCTTGCATCTGCTAAAAAATATTCAACTTTGGAATCATAATATAGAGAATGTCCGAGTATCGATAAATCCGTACTTTGATCTGATTCAGACACAGATTCCAATTCAGACACAGATTCCAATTCAGACACAGATTCCAATTCTGAATCAACTGATCCATTCTGCTTGGGACTGAAATACTCTAATTCATTGTTTGTATTAGAATTATCTATATTGGATAACGTAAATAGGTTTGAAAACATTATAATTTATTGTATTTAAATTCATAAATTATAATAGACATTTTATTCGTCAGTATCCAAACGAACATTAAAACTATTCTCTCCTTCCGCAACCTTGTCTATACGAATCTTCAATACACCATTTTTTAAATTAACTTTAACATTGTTACTACTAGTAACACTCATAGGAATTGTAATTCTTTTTTCGATATCCCCGTATATAATTTCAGAACGAACAGATTGAAATTCGTATGGTTTTTCTCTGTTTGCCCTTACAATCATTTTATTGTTATTGAAATCTATATTAAGTGTGCTCTTATCTACACCAGGAACATCTAAATATACAGTAATCTCTTCTTCGTTTTCAATAAGATCACACTGGGGATGTATACTGTTACCGCTCAAATTAATAAATGAATTAATTATATCTCTTGGATTAGAATTATCTTCGTTTGAACCACCTCCAAATGCTTGGAATGCAGTATTTATTAAGTCTTCAATATTTACACCGTTGGACATGTTATTTATATTTATAAGTTTATCTTTATAACTTATAAATTAATGATTCATTGTAT